AGTAGCAACAGTTCCTGAAATACCATTTGCCGTTGTTACTGATACGGTACTTACAGCAGTTGTTAAATATGTTGAGTTATCATAAGAAATTGTTGTTCCACTTGCTTTAACAAATCCTGTACCGTTTAACTGTGGTTGTTTACCATTAAATATAGACCAATCAGTAGATGTTAAATACCCATTTTGACCACTTGTTGCTGCTTGTGAACTTATAACACCTGTACTACCATTAAAGAAAATTGGAGAAGTTGCTGTTATATAGTTTCTAACAAACCCCTTACTAGCTATGCCCCAAATAGCTAATGTATCTGTATAAGGTATTACCTTAGTTGTATCTGCTGTCCAAGTATAGTTAAGTGAACCATTATATCCACTTCCTGTTAATCCATAACCTGCACTTAAAACCCCTGAAACTGATGCTGAAATACTAATATTAGCACTACCATCAAAAGCTACTCCATTAATAGTTCTAGGTGTTTGTAATGTAGATGCTGTTGTTGCATTACCACTTAAATTACCTGCAAAACTTGTAGAAGTTAATAACCCCGTACTAGGATTGAAAAACAACTTACTTGATGATGTTTCTAAACCTACATATCCCGTATTAGCACTTACCCAAGTAGGATAAACTGTTATATTAGAACTAGCATCATTTGTAATAGTAGCTAATGTAGATTCACTTGCTAATCCTAACAATGTTGCAGTAATATTTCTTGCACTAAAATCGCCATTGGCATCTCTAGCTACTAATGTACTTGCTAAGTTTGAATTAGTAGCATTAGTAGTCATTGTTACTGCTGTAGTACCATTATAAGACGTAGCCCCTGCTTGTAGATAAGTACCAAAATTTAAGTTTGGTAAAGTACCCCCTAAAGCCGTTCCGCTTATTGTTGAATTAACTAAATCAGTATTCAATATACCAACTGATGTTCTGCGATAGCCTGACATCATAACTGCGGTATCTGATATATTAACCTTTAATGCAATTGCAGCATTGGTAACACTTGTGATACTATCTCTAACCTTATTTAAGCTACCACCTGTTATTATTGAAGAAACAGTTCTATTGGTATCAACTTTAATTGTGATATTAGGGCTTGTAGTAGGGTTGGCTACTGATGATATAATACCCGTTCCATTTGTCGTAGCCACACTAAATACAGTACCAAATCCACCCGCAGAAATCAATCCTACTAGACTATCTCGTACTTTATTTAATGAGCCACCTGTAACTAATATTGAAGGTACGCGACCTGTATCACTTCTTAAAGCCAAAAGCCCTGCCGTAGATGGAACTGTAATAGTATTTCCCGAATTTATAATAGCTGCTATTGTAGGGGTTGTTATTGTAGGCGACCCACTTAAAACTATTGTAGAGCCTGTTCCTGTTGTAGTATTGCCCAATAAAGTTGTAGCTGCATTATAAGGTTGTACCGTAAAACCTATTGTAGCGTTTCTTAAATAACCTGTTAGCATTGCTGCCGTATCTGTTATTTTTAAATAACCATTGATATTACCTTGCGAAACCATTACAACCTTATCCCACTTCTTTCCTACTGTCTTGCCATTAAATACCCAAAATGATGAATCACTTGCGGGGTTTTGCCAATAAATCCAACTTCCAAAATACTTTGGTGTCCACGATGTATCTCTAAGTGCCGCTATCCCCGCACTATCTGTTTTCAGATACCCGTATTTAGCAAAGCCATTACTTGAAGGGCTAGGTAAACCTGCGGGTACTAATTGGGCGTTAATGCAGTAAGCCCAAAATAAACATATTAAAGATATTAATATTCTTTTCATATTATACTATAAGATAAGTTCCTGTTATAACATATAGTTGCCCTGTTACTGCTGCTTGATTTAATACTACTGTAATTATACCTGCTGCATAGCTAACTGTATAGCTTATATAATTACTATTATTTCTTGGTAATATTGATTGGTCTAATTCAATTTGGAATGTTCCGTCTTGGAATACATTACCTGCACCAATATTTATTGTAAATGTAGTAGCCCCGTTTGTAAGTAATGCTCCAACATCCCCAACTACAAACTGTTCTCTTAAAGAAGCAAATGAAGCTACCCCTGTTGATGGGTTTACTATAATACCTGATTGACCTAGACTTAGTAAGTTTTGTGCTTGAAAATAATATCCACCACATAAAGCATACACATAATTGGTCAATGATGTTACATCTGTACTTGATGGATTATCTGTATATAAATCGTTAAGAGTATTGTAAGCTATGTACAATTCTCTTGGGTATCTCTTATCGCCATTGATTTGATTAGCAATATCTTTTAATGCTAGTGGGATGCAAACCTTAGCAATATTAATTACGTTTGCTGTTGTCATTAATATGCTAATTTAGGGTTGTTTACATATACTGCTGCGTTATTATTACAAAGCTGTGCAAGTGTAATATCCCCTGCTAAAAGAACAGCTTCATTTGCTCCATCAATGTAAGTAGATAGTCTTGATAATACTGAAAAGTAATTAGCACTATTCACTTGATTAGGATTAGCTGCTAACGCTTTTAATAATTGTATTCTAAGAACCCTTGCATTTGTATTAAATTCGTAAAGTATATTTAGATAATAATTTACTTGACTACCCGCCATCCAATAAACATAAATATTCAATGCGTAATCTGCCGATAAAACAGATAAATTTATACTAGAAGATGCTATATCCCAAACAATATAATTAGTTGTTGTCCCTGTAGGGACTAGATACGTTCCATCTGCCTTTTGCAAAAGAACCCTTCTTGATGTAATTGCTCCATCAGTACCCGTAGATGTATCAGCTAATGTAAGGATAGTTGGGGTAGTTATATTAGTAGATGCGACAAAATTTACTGTAAGTGCCATTGTAAAATGTTTCTCAAATCTACTTAAATTTTTGTTAAAAACATAAAAAAGCCCCACTTATTTTTTGTGGGGCTGATTTAATTGCTTATATGCGTAATTTATACAGTAACTTCTAATTGTGCTTTAATATTTTCTAGCACTTCTTGACCATTTTTAGCTTCATTAAACCAAACTGTTAGGTAGTCTAAAATGTCATTATTTCTATCTGCTTTTTTAATTACAGTAAGTAATGAATCTCCCATTTTAACTTCCCCTTTAATTGGGTCGTAGCTAATGATATTATTAGTTAATGCTTGTTTTATTTGTGATTTAATCTTCTTACTTGGGTCTTGGTAATATTTAAGAAATTCTTCGGGCTTAGACTTTGCAAAATCTAAAATCTTAGCTTCTAATTCTACCCAATCAGTATAAACATTCCAATTTAAACTTGCTGCTAATTCTTTACCATCTTCTTCTTTAATGCTAATTGCTAAGTCTAATGCCTTTCTTAAAATACCAATCTTATTAGTAGTTTGAGTAGCTTCTGCTTTTAGATTTACCATTTTAAATAATATAGGTTTTGATACATCTCTATCTTCACCTAATATGCAACTTTCGTTGTAATTACAAATCTGTAAATACTCAAATAATTCTTCATGTTTTTTATTACCACCTGTCAATGAAAACTTTCCTGTAAATAATCCGCCATCATCCATTCCTGGCATGAAAAATGCTTCTCTTGCAGGTTTATCGGTGTCCCAAGAATCTGCAATAACAATGTGTTTCCATTCCCCATCTAAATCTTTAATGTAATCATTCATTGGGATGTTATGCTTTGGGTAAAGCATTGGTCTTTTTCTTTGTTCATCAGGGTCGGGGTCGGGGTTTTTAATACCATTCATCATTTGGAATAATACCTGTTCCCCATTTTTTAGTTTTGTCATTTTTTTTAAAAGTTCAGGCGACAAATCATTGAACTTCTTTGGAATTACTTTCATTTTTTCTGTTTTTTGTTTATAATTTAGTTTTAAAAAGTGGGGGCTTTTTACACCCCCACCTACTTCTAACCCATATCAAACGATTAAGCCAAAACTTGTTGACGTAAAAGGAATTGAGCACCTAATACTTCTAAACCTTGCTTAGTTGTCCAAGAACAAGTAGCGTTCATTTGGTCGCCATTTGCATTACCGTTCCAAGCTAAAGCACCTGTATGGATTTCATCAATCATACCGTTACCGTATTTAGTTTGAGAAGGTACATAGCGAACCCCGATTGCTGCATCGAATCCACCACCTAAGATTGGAACTTTCAAGTTGTAAGGAACATAATACAAAGACTTGTTAATTACAGTTTGTTGGAACATAATAGGATGGTTCATGATTGGCATAGTCATGTAGTTGAATTGAAAACCTGCGTAAGATAATTTATCTACTTGCAAATCTAATTCTTTACCGTCTACAACCAAACGTACAGAAGTAACCCCTGATGAACCTAAGTTTTTAAGGTAGGTATCAACGGCTGCTCTAGCGATGCTTGAACCGAATACTAACTGCTCTCTAGGAGAACGTGCTGCGATTAAAGTTGCAACTGCGTTATCCAAATCTGCTTTTTGGAAAGTACCTAAAGTACCATCTACGATAGTGTTACCGTAAATTTCATTGTACTTATGTAATCCGCGAGTAGTTTGGATGTTACCGCTACCTGCTGTTCCACCCGCTCCTGTATAACCGTTAGGGTCAACTAAGAAAGCGTTAGCATCAGAAAAAGAAGTAGTACTCATATCACCTGCGATAAACGCTGCGTTAATATCTCCCTTCAATTTTATTTGCTTTTCCAAATGGTCTTTTACTGCGAAGTAAGGTTGACCATTGAAAGTTGTTTCAATAGTAGCAGCTTTCTGAACGTCTGTGATTACAGAAATTTCGCGGAAGATTTGATACTTATTGAAGTAACGAGTTAATCCGAAACGTAAGTTAGTTTGAGAAGTTGAGTTTTCACCAACTGCTACTGAATAAACTGAAAGTTTATCATTCGCTGTTAAAGTTACGTTAGAACCTGAAACAGCCTTTACGAATACAGTATCAATACCTGATGCAGTAGTCACGTTAGTTACAATCAAAGATTGAACACCTGTTGGTGCTAACAAAATATCGTCTTTACGAGCAAGACCTGATGTAGCTGCTGTACAAGTGAAGTTCAAAGAAGTTGTACCCGAACCGTTTACTGTACCACCTGTAGTATCTAACAAGAAAAACAACTTGTCATTTACATAAGTGTTATAGAAAGGTTGACCTGTTTCGATTGGTTTCTTACGACTTGCAAGGTTTACAATGTCTGTAAGGTTATCTTCGTTAAAAACGTCTGTAACATCTCTGTTAATTTCACGTCTGTCCAATAGTGGGTCTAATGACGACACATACTGTTTATTAATTATACCTGCTGATGGCATTTTATTTGGTTTTTATTTGTTATCGCCCACCAAATGTTGTTGTTGCCGCCCTTCCCCAAGCTGCTTGTGGCGTATCATTTGGTACGGTGGGTGAAGTACCATTTGGTCGCTTGGCATTTTGACCTTCTTCAACAATAGCTTTTAGCCCAAAGGATTTACCATAATTAAAGATGTCTTTTTCGTAGTTGGGATTCATAGCTGCTATGACTAACTTTTGTAGTTTTGCCACATCAGGGATTAATTTGCTTACATCTGCCTCTTGCGGATTTGTCGCTGTAATCCTTTGCCAAAAATCTCCATGTGTAATAGCTTTTGTAACCAATTCAGGTTTTTCTACATTGAAGTAAAAAGGCTTTTCAGTACCTAAGTCTACTCCAACTCTTTTGGATTGACTAAGATTTTGTGTTGCCTCATGTTCTTGGTAGAATTTAACGATGTTTTGATACTCTTGTGCTGCTACCTCTTGTTGTTGCGCTATTAATTGGTCTATATTACCTTGTGATGTAGCCGCCTCTTGCGGTTTATTAACAGTCGGTATTACAAACGCTTTTTGCTGTTGTATTTTAGCTTGTCTTGAAACGTGTGCATCTGCTTTCACCATCAATAATGCGTCTGCATTATCTTCTTCATCACCACCTTCAATAAAACCGTATTTTTTAGCTATTAACCTATCAATTTGTTGGTCATTAAATGTTGGGTATTGTTGTTTATAGTCATTTTTAACTACGTCAATATCACCAACTTTTTCCCAATCAAAAGATTTAGCTTCTAAATATTTATAAGGGTCATTACCTGCTTCATAATATTCTGCAAAATCAATCGCAAAATCACTTAATCCCGCAGCTTTTAAAACATCCCTTCTATCTTGTTTTTTAATTTCTTCTTTCCAATCTATCGGTGCTGTATTCTGTACACCTTCCTCACTAACATTAGATTGGGTAGCATCTTCACCGAATGTAGGCATAGTGAACGTAGCCACTCCATCTTCTTGTACTGCTTCCTCATTTGTCGCTGTTTGGTTTTCTGTTGTTGTTTCTGTAGCTGCTGTATCAGTAGACGTATTAAAATCTAATGATTGTTGTGCAGATTGACCAAATGTTGACTTTTCAAATACAGGTTGTTGCTCTTGCGTTTGCGTTGCTTGTTGTTCTATAATTTCTTCGGTTTCCATATTTTATTTTTTAGTTAAAAAATTATGCTGCTTTCTCTTTTTTAGGTTTTAATTGTTCTACTGTGATTTTTGCATCAGAAGCTATTTGTTGTGCAATAACTTTTGATTCTGCGTGTACTTTAGCTTCATCTACATCTGACTCTTTCTTCATCTTTTCAATGATGTATTGCCATTGCATTTGAGCATTGATTACTGCTATCTGTGATTCTGTTTGTGCTTGTGTTTGCTGCAAAGCTGCTTGTGCCGCCATTGCAGTAGTTTGTTGCTGACCTTGATTATTAGCTTGAATCTTTTGTAATTCAGCTTGTTGGGCTTCTTCTTTACGTTTTTTAATTCTATATGCTAATACAATATCTGCTTGTTTTAAATTTCTAACAGACATTACCAAAATCTTATCGCTTGGCTCAATTAATCCTTGATACTCCTTTGCATTTAATGACTGCCAAAACATTTGTCTTTGCTCATCACTTGGTGCATCTTCTAAGAATATACCAAATTCGTGATTTGATACACTAGGGTTAATTTGTAAGAAGCTAACTGTTTCTTGACCTAATGCTTTTCTATAACCTGATACTTTCCCTAATTTAACTGCAATTTGTCCTTTAGCTATATTAGCATCTGCTAGTTTAAGTGTAAGGTATTTGTCTGCATTTTGAATTAAGAATAATGCGTTATTTGTACCTTGCATACCTGCTGCATTGGTACTATTTAAGTTTTTAGAATTTGGTGTGCTACCATCTGTTATTTCATTCAATCCTGACACTTGACGCATCATTTGGATTGTATTATTTAATTCTTCATAAAGCTGACTAAACAATGCTAACTGACCGCTAGCTTCAATGCTTACAGGTTTATAGTTAGGATTTTGCCTTAATAGGTCATGGCTTCTATGTGGTACTACAAAGTTTGTGAATATGAAATCTACAATCTCTGATGGTGTTGCGTTACCACCACCTTTACCAAAGTTTACGCCTTCAAATGCAGTTAAGTCTAAATTGATTAGATAAGGGACAAGTTTATTGGTAAGATTTTGTAGCTTAAACCAAGTCAAACAAGCCTTATCTTCCAATGGTATAAGTCTTTCTGTAATACCCGCAAACTTCATTTTATAGAAATTCCAAGCATATAATTGAACATCTAAAGTAGTGTCCCACCAAGAAGATTGTTTTCTAACTTGATTTTCAGACAGACCATAATCATACATAAAGTCTGTGTTAATCAGCCACTTACATTTATACTGCACCTTTCTAGTGATTGGTATAAATTTAGGGTCTGCACTTCCTTTACTTCCTGTATCTTCAAATGGTTCTGCGTATTCTTTTTCTAGGGGAGTATTTTTTGATAAGTCTTTGAATTTTGTTTTATTAAACCTTTCATTACCTCTACCATCAATTTCTGATTTATAAACTGTTGTATTCCATGATAGGAATTTAAAGTCCATTACCAACACTTTAAACTTACTCCAATACTTAGACATATCAGCACCGTAGGCAATATTGGTAGGATTACCATATTTCCCCGCTACTGTTGTGATAATCTTATTTAATTGGTCTTTAGTAAAGTATGGGGCTAAGTCTGCTACATATACTTCTATAATCTCACCCCAATGGATTAAATCAGAAAAATTATTTTTTGAACAATAAGATAATACAGTATTTTCAGGGTTGATTTCCCTTATTTTTACCATTCCATTTTCATCAATCCATTGCGTATAGCCACCTATTCCAAAATCATATAAGTATTCAATAGTTCTTTTTCTTAATTCTTCCCCATCATTCTGTTGCATGATTAGGGTATTTAGTTCTTCGGCTTCCATTGACATAATATGCTTATATCCGAAGTCCATTTCCATTTTAAGCTGCTCTAAGTCTTGTGGCTCATTTGGTGCAGGTTTTAAAATTGGGTTATTCGCTAATTCTTGACCCGCTTGACCCATTTGTTGCACTTGTTCACGAAGCATTATCTTAACTTTCATTTCGTTAAAATAGTTATCTTCTTCGCTTTTAGCTAATGGGTCTACCGCAAATGCTTGTACATCATATTTTGTTTGGAACATCCTAGAAATAGCAATTTCCCTAAACTTTGGAAGTAGGGCTAGTGGCGACCAATCTATTGATTGCCAAGTTTTATCTTGCTGTTCGTCTGCTAGTAACTCTCTTTTGTATTTTGATATTGATTGCTGACCTAAAGCATACTCTTTAATCTCTTGCATCTTAGAAGTGCTAGAGTTCATTGGTGCAGACGGGATATAACCCCTATTATCAAAATAGGCTGCCTTTGCGTACTGCAAAATCCAATCGTAACCTTTTTCTCTTGGGTCTATTTGATTATCAGGGTAACCGTATTGATTATCTGCCAATTTTAAGGAATTTTTAATCCTACTCAAAGTAATTAAAAAAACCTTAAAAAAACAAATAAATTTTATTACAAGAAATAATTACCGTATAATTCACGACCTTCTAATAAGATGTCGTAATTTTCTTGTCTTTTTGTATTGGTTGAAAACCCGTTGTATTGTACGGCTGCAAATGGATAGCATACTTTGTATTTCCCTAAATTAGCCAATGCTCTATCAATATGCTCATCATCGGGAACTGAAAGGAATGTATCGTAGAATCTTGAATTTACTATGTAACAATGAAATCCCGAAAATGATTTAACAGTCTTATCTTCCAATATTTCACCCATATATATCCCTGAAAGATAAATATCGAAGTCTTTAGGCTTACTATCTAAGAAATATTGAAAAGAACCTTTTCCGCAAAATCTAACATCATCTTCCATTATTAAAACTTCATCCCAATCTGCTAGTTTTGCGTATTCTATTATTTGCTTGTGGCTTTGATTGATTCCCTTTTTATTGGATTTATTATCTACTATCCCGTCCCAAAGTTCAAAGTCTTTAATACCATTGTTATCTAATTCGTCAACTAAACGGGCTAACCTATCTTGGTAATAGTTGCAATGTATGATATTAGCTTTCAAGATATTCTTTTATTTTATTAAAAGCACCATTATAGGTGTAATATTCTTCGTAGTATTTCTTGATATTATTTTGCTTTTCAATTATTTGAAGCATGGTATATGCGCCCAATATTTCTTCTATTCTATGTGCATCTTCTTCTTTTATTAACACCCCATATTCTTCAAAATCTACCCCAAAAGGTATAATAAACTCATCTGAAATATAAACAGGTATTGTGCCGTATTGCATACATTCAGAAAGCCTAAAGCTATTTAATCCATACCCTCTAGGTGCTAACCCAAATATAGAACTTGCTAATATTCTGCAATACCTATTTATATCATGGTTTTCATCGGATATATAATATTCTGCATTACTTATCTTAAATATATGCTCTCTTATTGGATGTGTATGTGAGCCTATGAATGAAGCTAGTATTGATTTATCTTCATTGTGAACGTATGAATGTTCCATGCAAAGTAATGGTATAGGAACGCCTATATTCTTACTCATGTTGAATTGCAAAACATCTAAATCATTAAAATCTATAACAATCCCGTTGTCGTATTGAACTATTGTCCAATACTTTTTATCTTTAGGAAGTTGGTCAACGAATTGTTGTAGTCTATGCAAAGCTAATACATCATTCCCGTAACCATTGTTTACAAAGTATGCAGTCCATTGGATAGGTAAGTATTCTCTTTCACTTGTAAAAGGTAATTGTTTCGTAGCCCAATATTCAAATATTTCAAAATTTTCATGTGGGTACACAACTCCTATTGACTGTAAAAATTCATCAGGAATTTCTATCATAAAAGAGATTTTTTAATATACAAAGCATCTGTCCAACTATCCCCCACCCAAGTACCTGTTTCTACTCTTGTATAGTCTTTTAGAAATTCATCTAATTCTGACACTAATGCACAATTTTCATATACCTCTTTCTGATTAACTTCTGTTAGGATATAATCAAATTGTTCTAAAAGTTTACCCGCACCTTGCAATGCTAATAATTCAGCCCCTTGTAAGTCTAAGTTTAAAAAGTTTAGCTTACTAATATTCCTTTCAAGTAAATGGAATAGTGTATCTAACCTTCTTGTTTTCATTACTACATGGTCTACATAGTGCACTTCGGGATGGATAATTTCATGGTATTTAAGATTCAACATTGATGAACTTTGGGATTCATTGTTTGAAATATTAAATACTATTGTTGTATCATCTTGGTTACTTAAACAACAATAAATAGCGGTCTGTTTTGGATATGGTGCTATATTTTCTCTTAGCTTTTCAAAAACTTCTTTAATAGCTTCAATCCAAATAACTTCACCATCTATTAGTTGGTTATAAACTTCTCTCTCTTGCCCTTCGTTTGCTCCGCAATGAAGAACACCTGTAATTTTAAGGTTGTGTCTTTCGATTAGTTGGTCTAATGGTATCATCATAATTAATCCCAATTTTCAATTTGTAATCCTAATTGTTCAAATTTATTTATCAAACTATATTTTGTTTCTGTCATTTCTTTATTTTGGCAATGAAACTCTACAAACATTCTTTTTACTCTTGGTAAATATTCAAAAGGGAATTTATATAAAATATCAAATTCAGACCCTTCTGCATCTATTTTAATATATAACTCATCTGCATCTGTAATTTTGAAAATATCTTCTATGGTAATACATTCTACTAAATATTGTTTATACTTTGCATTTTGAGTAAACTTATCACCAATACTTTTCTTTAAAAAGTCAAGTGATTGTATAGTAGCTGCCGAATCACCTGTATGACCAACTAAATCAGAACGCGTATATAAATAACAGAAACAATTTTCGGATGAAACTGCATTTTTCAACAATATAGCATTTGGTATTTTATCTATTTTCTTATCTATTGTATCAATTTCCCAATGTTCGGGGTTGGGTTCTACAAATATTTTTTGCCAAGTATCATCTATTTTTAATTCTTCAAGTAGATTTTTATAGCCACCCATACTATTTGTTCCAATATCAATGTAGCACTTCATTTATAATACTTTATGTTCGTATAAATTAGCTTTTCTATTTACTTGCTCATTAACCCAAGCGTATGTTTTTTCAATGCCTATTCTAAGCGGTTGTGTTGGTCGCCATCCTAATACTTGTTCGATAAGAGTATTTTCACTATTCCTACCACGAACTCCTATTGCATTTGATTCTACATTTTTAATTTTCAAATCCTTGCCACTAATTTCAATAACCATTTTAGCTAAGTCATTAATGCTAATCATTTCATCCGAACCAATATTAATTGGATTTCTATATTCTGAATCCATTAATCTTAATATACCTTCAATACATTCATCCACATAAAGGAATGACCTTGTTTGTAATCCATCCCCCCATATTTCAATAGTATCACCATCTTTTGCTTGTGCTACCTTACGACATATTGCGGCAGGGGCTTTGGCTCTATCTCCATCGTATGTGCCTTCTATACCAAAAATATTATGAAACCTTGCTATTCTAATATCTAACCCCTTATTTCTATGGAATGAATCATATACAAACTCACTAAATAATTTTTCCCAACCATACACACTATCGGGTGCTGCGGGTATTGCATCGCTTTCTTTTAGACCTTGATTATCTGTTTCTTCTTGAATGTGTTGTGGATATGCACAAGCTGAACTTGAATAGAATAATTTTTTTACCCCATTTAATGCCGCAAACTTCGCTACATGAAGATTTATTAGTGCTGAATTGTGCATTATATCAGCATCATGTTCGCCCGTAAATACATACCCTGCTCCTCCCATGTCTGCCGCAAATGAATATACTTCATCAAAAGAATTTTCTTTATCTTTTATTGAAATTTGACTAGGTGCAAACATTACTCTGCTTACTAAATTTTCTTGCCTTAAATCGCCTATTATCATATCGTCTGCTTTCGAGTAACCATAATCGGGACATTTCAAATCTACTGACCTTACCCAATAACCATCTTTTTGAAGTCTAGTTACCATGTGGCTACCTATAAATCCTGAGCCGCCCAATACTAATGCAGTTTTCATAATGTTTTTCTTTTTTTACTACTAATATTAAATTTCTTTGTCGCTATGCCCCAATTTTTATCATTATCACTTCTATCGTATTTTATATGACATTTTCTACATAATCTAATCCAATCATCAATATCTCTTTTATATTCATGGCTTTTATTAGCCCACTCTAACCTTTTATTTTCACACCCACAATGTTCACATTTTAAAGGCTTACCTAGTTTTCTTTCAACCCAATCATGTAGGGCATGATACCCAACGTTATCCCCTAAATAATTAATAGGTATTTCTCCTTTTTTAAATTCTGTACTTATACTTAACCTTTCTCCTTTTTTTAACCAACCATTATTTTCTACTACTAATATATATTTATCTCTTTTTTTAGGCATTACTCTATATTTATACTTGCATTTTTGGCTACAAAATTTTCCTCTGCCATCTAGTATTCTCTTTTCTGTTGTTTCAAAGAAAGACCCGCACTCGCATTGCTTTGTAACACTCATATATATTCTATTTCTTTGATTAATTTTAATTCAGAATCTTTAAACCATGCCATTTTATTGCCATCTTCATAAAGATAAATACTATACCTATCAGTGTCATATGAAACATCTGTAATAATTGCCATTTTACCCATATATCTGTCAAATCCAACAAAAGGTTTAATAACTTCTACTATATCTCCTATTTTCATATACTTTATTTATAGTAATCAAAAGTTATATCGTTATACCTATTTGTTGTTTTTTGGATTAATACTTGATAGCCTTTTACTATTAAATCGTATGCTCCAATAAACTCATTTAGGAATATATCAATCCCTTCTTTTGTATAATCTCTCCATTCGTAATCATCAAGTATAATATAGCCGCCAATTTTACATACTGCAAAAGCCCAACAAGCATCAAAATATACTGCATCTTTTGAGTGGTCGCCATCTACAAAAACTAAGTCAAATCTAAAGGCGTTTAATTCAGGTAAAGCTACTCTACTTTCTTTTCTTTTTAATTCAATAGGTAATCCGTATGTGTTTCTTAAAAACCTTTGATATTGGTCTTTAAACATTTCGGTATGCTCTGTATCTGTTTTGGTATAGTAGTTTTCTAGTGGGTCTACACATATAATTCTACCACCTTCATTTAATAGATTATTGACAATATACTTAGCTGTTAACCCTTCATAAGTTCCTACTTCTAATACAAAATCTAATTTACCTATGAGTGAACTATTAATTATAAACTCTTTATTCCATCCATGTGAATAGTTTTGGATATTGAATTTTGTTAGAAAGAAATCTTCTGCTCTAAAATCTTCTGTAAAGTCATTTTTAGTTACTTTAACATAATTAGCACCACTCCAATAATATACATTATATCCTGTTTGTTCTGCTATATTTAATACTTCTGCAAATGTGTGATTTGCTCTTATATAGTGTGCCCCATATTCTAATTGAATAATTCCTATTTTATTCTCTTTCATTAACTGAATAGAACCTAATAATACATCTACGTCTGCCCCTTCTGTATCTATCTTTAAGTAGTCAATATATGGTATCTTTTTATCTTGGCAGTATGCAGACATCCTAATTGATTTTACTACCTTTTTTTGCATTGGCAGTCCATCCCAATCGGAACTCTCATAAATAGAAGAAAGTTCATTATTGAAATTTTCAAAATAATAAAATAATAATTCAGTTTCAGACTTATACGCTGCTAATTCATTGTATGTTATGTTTTTCTTATACTCGTATTTTATTTCGCAATAATCTAATAATTTTTTATTTGGTTCAAACAAATGTAAATCACAATTATCCCCAAATCTTTCTAGTATAATATCAGCCCATTGACCTTTATTTGCTCCTACATCAAATACAACAGGATTTTCATTTAAGAAAGTAAGTAACCCTAATACTGAATTGTTTTCTTTATTACCTATAGCCATAATTACATTTTTATAAAATCAGGGTGGAGTAAATCTTGCGTGTCCAAATGATACCCTTCTACAAACCATAGCTTAGGGAATATACAAACCTTTTCGGGGTTTTTATTTAACCAAGCTATGAAAAATGAAAATGTGCTACTACAACAAATATTATGTTCGCAGCAACTAGCCTCAACTAAATCGTTTAACTCATTCCCTGTTTCCATTACCTTTACGTTTTGGATGTGGGTTAGGTTATCTAAACACCAAAGTACATCATCTGAATATACTTCAAATTTAGTTACTCCTTTTTCGTCTTTTAAGTAGTTAATTGCGTTGTTTAGGTAGTCTAAACTATAAGGTGGGTGTTTATCTGTAAGTTGTAAGTAATCCCCTCGTCTTATGTGAATACTTGCTGTATTGGGTTTCATTACCCATCTAAGGTCAAATGCGTACAATATTTCCCTTCTATGTTCTTCTATATACTTCCATGACTGCCAATAGCCATTAAGGACTATTTGTTTCCCTTTCCAATGTTGTTCAAAAGGTATTTCTTGCCATCTAAACCCATTTTCATTAACAAGTACATCTTCTACTCCTTGTATGTAGTTTTTATCTATTAAATGTGGTAGATATAGTGGGTTCCAAAAAGCATTGTTTGTTTCGTAAGGTGCTGAAACATCTTCCCCGTGCTTTAGCCCATAAGAAATAGCATTAGCCATCATAAAAAGGAAATTCCCTAAACGACCGTATGGACGAAATCCTATCATGCTTTCTTCTTTAGGTGTCTAAATTAACTTATTTATTTCAAATTTCTTATCTTTTCTATTAAAATATCCTTAAAATCTCCTGTTCGGTGAACATTGTTTATGTAGTGGCTGCCATCATGAACCTTATGTTCATATTCTAATCCACTTACTATTTTGAATTTTCTAGCTGACATTATCCAATTATAGTTTTGGAATAGGCTATCACTTGTTACAGGGTCTACACTTCCATCCCATACTTCTAAATAGTTTTTTGCGTTTACAAAGTAGTTCATACAATTAAGGCAAGTTTCTATAAGAGGCTTATCTATGTATTCCGCTAGATTTTCTTTGGTTAAAGTTATCCCCGAATAATCTCTATAATCAAACATTGGTCTTGCGAATGATGGCATTAGGATAGTATCTTCATCCCATTCTTCTTTATAGAGTGCATCTAGGTAGTCTATTCCTATTTCATTGTCGCTATCTAATACTATACAGTAATCTGTTGTTGCTTTGCTTACTGCTTCTCTTTTATTTCTATAACAATCTAAGTTAGTATCATTTTGGTATAAGTGTACCTTATCCATATACCTACACATTAGGGCTAGTTTTACATATATTTCATCATCGCTACAATCATCTACTATTATAATATTCTTTACCCTTTCATCATTATATACTTGTGAAAATGAATCTATTGTTAATTCGTACCTATTCCAAGTTGGGATGCAAATGCTTAATTGTTTCATATTTCTCCTAGTTTTTGATTGTATCTTGAAACGATAAATGGATTCCAATCTATTTCAGTATTACCAATATTTGAAAAACCCGCACGTTGGGAAGCAAGAAGCGGATAAGTTATAAAACACTTTTGTTGTGTTTGAATAGTTTTTACTACTGAATTATCAATAGGTGCTTCTAACCCATAAGAAATTATTTCCTTCATCCCTTGCAATGATAAAGCCCAAGCGTGTGTTGCAAAAGCCATATCTAATTGGAATAAGCACATACCTTGCCTGCGTTTGAACCCATTTGTTACTTGTGCCCCTAAGTATAATACCTGCCAATCTTCGGGTAACTCTTTTATGGCGTTATCCATTGTCCAATCTACTGTACTTTTCCCTTCTACGAAATAACAATCATCTTCAAATATTAGTATCTGATTATATTTTTTTTCAATAGCATCAATGAATATATTTTCTACTGTTTGCCTTAATCCTTCTGCCCCACTTTCATGTTCTATTCCATTCACTATTTCAAATTCTATTTCATACTTTTCCATTTCTTCTACAAACTGCATTAATCTATCTATCCGTTTTGGTAAATTAATAACGTATATTTTATTGAAGAAATTAGTCCACATAATTATCCTACTTTTTTTTGCTTAAACCAATCTGCTAATTTAATAGCTTTATCTATCTTTCTAAAATTTGCTCTTTTATAATAATCAGCTACAAGTGTCCATCCAAATCCCATTACTAAATCCGATACTTCTGTATCATTCACATTGAACTTTATCAAACCATCATATTTACTATCTATTAATTCAGGATATATTATTTTACCTTCTCTGCCATGTGTTAAAATATATTGTTCCCATAAGTTTACCATCAATGCTTTATTATCTGAATTAGGGTCAACTCCATAATTTGCTTTATCTTCTAATTTTATTAAAAATGATTCGCAATAATTATCAATAAAAAACTTTCTTAACCCCCCATCCATCTTTGCTTCTATTAATATTTGTCCACCATAAGCAAAACATTGGAGTACCATATCCATGTGAAATAATTCTACCATCTTAGGTCTTGCATGATATTTTGAAACAAACATCATATTGTAAATGGGGTCATTAATTCCTATGTCATACCTATTCAATACTGCACTTGTAGCTTTTGAACCTTCACCTGATTCTACAACCGAGTTTTGGAATGGGTCACATCCCATAATAAACTGAATATGATTTTTTGGTAAAAAGTTTTCTCCACGTTTTTCATAAGTTTCCCCTTCGGGTAATTTAAAATTCTTAGCCCTTGACCATCTTGCGGCTTCATTACTTGTTTTCTCCCAAACTGCTTTTGTATATGGCTTCCCATTCTCCCAAGTCCAATTACCATATTCAACTACTTCGGGTTCACTTACTTTTGCCGCTTCGTATAAATCATTTAAAAGTATTGCATCAAAATGGCAATTAGCATTACGAAGCATGAACATTTCCCTTTCATCAAAAGGTGTCATACGAATTTCTTCTTCTAATGCAACGCCTTCTAATGTGCTTCTCTTTTTTAATAAATATCTTCTAGCACCAAGTTTAATATCTTCTGCGTTTAAATCACCCGCACCTACGAAGTTTTCTACTAAATAATTATATTGTTCTTCGTTTGGTTCTTCTATTACACTATTCCCATATTTATCAATAAAGCCTACATACCCATCATAAGCGGGACAAAAATATCTTACTATTCTATTAGGCGTTCTTTCTTCACTTTTCGTGAAGTCTGCAACATCCCATATTAATTTGAATTGCTCACCACCACCCCTTGTAAGTTCGTTTACGGTAGATGGGAGTTCACAAAATCCTACACGTTTTCCGCCCTTCACCATTGTCTTACTTACAATAGATAAGAATTGTGAAGCGGGTACATCACTCGCCCATTTACCACACTCATCGGCTAGTAACCTACTAATCCTTCCTGAATCATACGCATTTAGTGAAGGTGCTTTATAATCTATCTTTGACCTATGTCCTGTATCTGTATCTACTGCACTTCCTTTTGTTCCTTTTACATCTACTGACTTATGTGCAAATACTAATTCTGTTACTGAATCTTTATTATTTAATTGTTTTGGTTTTAAGAATACAGGTAATTGTCTATATCCAAAAGAAACCATGTTTGTAAATGCAGCTTTAGCATCGGCTTGTGTCTTACTTGTTAAACCACAAAGACTATTTTTAAAAAATATACACTCATAAATCAAGTTAGAAGTAGCTTGTGAGGTAGCACCCGCACGTCTTGGTTTGCCTCTTATAATACCCAAGCACCACGTTATTTTTTCCCAATGGTCTAAGAATAAAAAATATTTTCTATCAGACATTCTAAAGTCTGCATAAATATCATCTTCTAATTTCCACCATTGTAAATAAAAGTAATTCTTACCTGTTATAAATATTGTCTTACCATTATTTAAGAAATAGAATCCTTCTTTACACCTTCTAACTTCTTCTCTTGCAAATGCAGCTTGTCTTGAATCTAACAAAGCATTACCATCACTATCATATTCTACTAATTCAAAAAAATCAGGTAACGGTAATCTTCTCCAATATTGTTCTGATATATCATTAGGATAACCCCAATCTTCTACATACCCATTAGGTTCGGGTATGGTTATATTTGTCCCATATACTTTCTCTATTGGCATTATCTTCTTGAATCAGCAATAGTATTTACGAAAATCTTTTTAGTTTCATCTTCAACTTGGTTACCTGTTACACCTGCTGATATACCAAGTTCTTTAATTGCAGTAGATATACTTGCACTATCATTCCAAATTACTTTCAATCTCTCAAATGTTTTGTCTTTTGGGTCATCTAAGCTAAGTGTTCCTAAATTTGTTTTATTAAGCAAATCAGCCATTTCATTAGCCTTTCTATTTAAAGCATAAAATAATTTAGCAGCACCATTTAACTCATATAGCTTTAGCTTTTCTTTTAGTTCTTCTATTGTTTCCATTTTTTATTCGTTATTTTTAAATACTTCTTTTTTTGCTTCTTTAGTTGCGTGTGATTGTGCTAATTTTAAAACCTTTTCTAATTTAATATCATCTAATTTATCTATTTTCATTGGAGTATTATATATATTCTCTTTAAATGAAACATCACCTATTTTATCTACATAAACATACCCATCTTTTAATACATCATTTAATTCTTCTTCTAATAATTGTTTATGTAGTTTTTCGTACTCATTTATTTTTTCTTTAGGGAAATCACTTATTTTTTTAACTGTACCTTCTTCTTTATCCTTAATTTCTTCTGATGTAGATGATGTTTGCGGCAATTCTATCCCTTTATCTAAAAAATATTTAAACGATGGTTTTTGCTTATCTGAATCTGTAAATATTTTTTTACTCTTATCTTCGTATGATTCTTTAGCGTGTACACCAATACCTGCTGTTGCGGCAAATTGTAATATACCATTAATAATTTTATCTGTCTTAGTCTTGTTTAAACCTTGTTCTTCTGCCCCTTTATATATATTAGAAATTGTACCTTCTATAAATATAGGTGCTTTAGACCCAAAATATTCGCCATAAGATAATTTATGCCCATACGATGGTGCTTTTTTATTACTCCACGGCAAAGGGTTTCCACTAAAATCTGCTCCTAACCCTATTTCCGCAATATCTCCTACTAATGGAGAAGCCTTGCCTAATCCATACTTCAATACTTTTTGTCCTGCTTTTTCTTCCCCAACCTGTCTTGTTTTAGATTGACTAGTATATTCATATAAAGATGATAATAAATTTATTATGCCAATAATACCCCCATCTAATCCTATTGTAGTATTTCCAATTTTAAATTTCAGGAAATCTGATTTTGTTGGGTCTGTTACATTTATCTTATTATTTGGGTATAATGTATTTTGAATATACCCCGACAACGCTAATGCTCCCGCATACATGGCAAGTTGCTGACCAACTCTGCTACCCCATACTTTTAATAATACTTTATCTTGAGGTCTAGGCTCTTGTCCATTTTTTAAAGATTTCATTATCCTTATGGAAGCATCTACAGCTAATGCAGGAGTTTTAAATAACTTACCCCATCTTGCACTTTCCATACCTGCCGAAAATAAACCCTCTTGTAAAACTGTAGGTATTTTATTATTACTTGCTCCTGTTGCTAAGTTCATTAAATACGCTATAGTTTCTGCTGTTTCTTTATTTTTTTCATTTTCAGGAACATTTTCCCAATATTTATTGAACATTTTTAATCTTAAATCTTTAAACCCCGCAAAACCTCTTGTACCTACTTCCCCTATTGCTTTAGCTTTTTCACCAAATAATGTATTAGGCTTTTCAAAATCATCTGTATTGGTACTATTTACATCTACCTTTAACCCACTTTTTAATGCTAATGAATAATTGGGGTCATTTTCTATTGAACGTAAAAACATTTCATGTTCACCTCTACTCCCGTATGATGATTTAGCCATATTAGCTATACCTTTAAAATAAATATTCCAATCTGTAGGAGTTATTATACCCATAGGATAGTGTGTCCCACCATACACATGACCATGTAAAGCTGTTACTATACTTCTAGGTACACTACTTATTTTTCTCCACAATTTAAATAATGGGCTTCTATTTTGAGATTCTATATAATCTTTTGTTATTTGCCTACCTCTTCTTAAATCATATTGTTTTTTCCAATATTGAATTGAATTTTCTTTAGATTTTGGAGAATCAATAGCTTTAGCTACTTGTTCAACTGATAATCCTAAATCTTTGGATGTATTAATAACCATATCTATAAAATCTGAACCCCTATCTAAATAATTCTTCTTGCCATAATCCCAAATTGACTTAGCTTCATCATAGGTAAACTTATTACCTTTTTTATCTACGAATTGTTTTTGTAGACCTTCTAGTTCTTTTTTATCTTGCTCTATCTGTTCATCTTCTGTTAGTGGTTTTTCTTGTTTAGATTTTACTAACCCAAGTTTTTCTTTTTCATCTCTTATTTTTTCTTGAAGTTCTTTTTCTTTTTCTGAAATTTCTCTTTTTGGTGATTGTTGTTTTGCTTCACCATTTTGTAATTTCTCTAATTCTTTTTCTAATCTTTTTATATTTTGTGCTTCGGGTGTATCTTTTACACTTTCGCCATAATGCTCATTTAATTGTTTTTTAAATCTTTCCTTATCTTTATCTGAAAGATTTTTATACCAATCTTCATCTTTTACTCTATCTAATATTTCTTTTACTCCATCTGCTATTTCTCCTGTTTTTTCAATAGCTTTAGCACCTAATTCTACTAATTCATTCCATGAAACTCCCATCTTTTGTATAGGTATTTCATTGCCATTTTCATCTTTAAATGTAAATTCTTTTGTTTTTAACTTTCTAAATGTATCTGCTACTTTTTTAGCTTTCTCTGAATATGTTTTTTTAGATTCTTCTTTTGTTTTGAAATGTGCATCCGTTTCTGCGATTAGTTTCTTTTCGGTTTCGTCTAATTGAGTTTTAAGTTTCTTATTTGTTTCGGTAAGTTCTTTTATTTTACCTTCTTGTTTTTTTGTTAGCTTTGCATCACCTATGTTATTTTCTGCTGCTTTTTTTACTGCACTAAATGATTCAGTATCTAAATTATACGCCCCTTGTTGTGCTGAAAATATTTTTGATGAAGCTGTTTTTATTGGTTGTACACTATCTAAGAACTCATTCTCTTTAGCTAAAGCATCTTTATATTCTTTACTATCTATACTAAACTTATCTTCTGCTGTACTTGTTTCTTTAGCTAGTTTAATAGATTCATATTGAAGTCTAGCCATTTCATCGGGTGAAATACGACCATCTTTTTTGAAATTACTTATAATATCATCTGCACTTAATCCTTCTTTTTCTAATTCTTTTCCCCTTGATAATGCTTCTTCTTTAGTCCATCCTTCACCTGACTTATAAGTATTTATACCTAAAAGACCCCTTCTTTCTTCTTGTACCCTTTGGGCTAAACCGCCTACATTTTCTCCCCCGCTGCCTTTATCTTTGTTGGTTGTACTAGACCCACCGCTACCCCCGCTTTGTTCTGTTTGGGCTGCTTTTTGTTCGGTTGGCTTACTTTCTGTGGTAGAACTTTCCCCTTTGAGGCTTTGTTCCACTCGTCCACGTTCACCCCTTTGCTCTCCATCTCCGCCCGATTGGCGTTGAAGAACTTCTCCTGTGCTAGGCTTTGGTATGGCATTTTGTTCAGATTTTATTGTTTTTGAATATTCTTTTATTGCGTTATTTAAACCTTTTTTTGCTTCACTATAATTTACATTAATTGGGGTTATTTTAGATTGACCTTCCCCTTTTTTACTATTAGCTTCTTCAATTAAACCATTTATTTTATTTACAACACCTTTATGATAATCTAATGCAACATTTGTAGCTATTTGTTTTTCTTCATGGTCGGTCATTTCACGACCTTTATTTTTCTTAGCCCAATCTTCTTTAGCTTTTTTAAATGCCCCTTCTAAAGAATTTATTCTTTTAATAGTATCATCATTTATTTCTACTTTTTTCATGTTATTATCATCTAAGTGTTTTCTTAGATTTTCTAACATATTAGTAAGGCACTTTACAGGCATTGCATAAACATTTTTATGATATTAACAATTTCATCATCATCTAATTTAATCTTTTTTTCTCTGCTTACTAACTCTATTCTATGTTTTCTTACAGGGTCAAATCCATCACCCGAATCAGTATTGGTATTTGGTGGTGTAAATATCAATACCCAACCAATAGCTGCAAATACAACTGCTTGACCTGCATTAACCCTACCTCTAGTTGCTACTGATACTGCACTTATCATGGCTCTCTAGTCATTGTAGTATCAGTTAATAAATCACCTGTCATGTCTATCGTAATAGCACCCGCAGTCCATTTCTTAGTATTAATGTTTGTCCTTGATGGTGTATTTGGATTAAGCCCTTGTATTATAGCTATTCCTTCAACTATCTCATAAGCCCCATCCCAAAGTATTTCACCACTAGCCAACTTTGCCGAACCTGCTGTAACTACTAAAATATATCTTCCATAAGGTGTTGTTGGCATTGAAGCTACATATTCACCTGTACTACCTATTTCTGTTGCACTAAAAGGGCTTCCAATAGCAGTAGCCCCACTATACAATTGTATGGTAGGGCTAAGTCCTGTTACGGCTGAAATCTGTATTTCATTTGCCATTTATCTCTTTGTTAAGTCAACTATCATATCTGCAACTACATTAAAATACTTATCAATCCAAAAGTTTCTAGTTTCTTCGTTCTTATTAGCTACTGTTGGGTCTTGCCAAGTATAGTATATTTTAAACTCATAATCACATTTAATATCATATACACCATGAGTTAATTTATTAGCTGCTCGCCAATTTTTATCCCAATAAAGGTACGAATTTTCTCCGATAGGGGGAAATTTATGTGTTGGGTCTTGAATTGCTCTTATTGATTTGTAATAAGGGTGAACGCATCTCATCTTACCACTAGGCTTTAAAATTCGATAACATTCTTCAAAAAACTTAATTCTCTCAAACCCATCTAGGTGTTCTAAGAAGTGAGAACTAAAAATAGCATCTACACTTTCATCTTTAAAAGGATAAGGGAACTTAGTTAGGTCATGCACTACATCTACCCCTTCGCATTTTGCAAAATCTACTCCAATAACCTTAGTTACTTTAACTTGCATATTTTGGTCAAAAAACTCTGCATTTTGTTTATTTTGACCGCAACCTAGTTCTAACCCAATTACTTGTGGGATTTCTTCTTTTAATTTTTTAATTGGTGCTTTCTTTACTACTTTCATTTTTTGTTTATTTTATTTATTTACCATACAAAACCTGTTGCTAAGTCCATGTGCCCTACGGTTGTTTTAGTTGTACAACCAAATTTATATCCTAATTTACCTGCTTCTTGGAAAAATTTTAAATCTTGGGTATATGCTTGTGCACCCTTTCCTTCTTCGTATTTCTGAACTGTTTCAAAAAAAGGCTTTGGCATTTTAGGGTTTTTAAATATTTCTAACTTAAATAAATTTGCGCCCATCCCTAGCCCATTACAAGTCGTTACATCATTAGGTCTAGGCTCAAAAGGAACAAAATTGTAAGTAGCATATTCAGGATTCCCATAGCACATCGGTTTGCCATCTACCCCTTTAGTATAATATATAGCACCTAATACGTCATACCTATCCATATCGGGGTACATTTTTAATAACCAATCAGGTTGTACTATATTATCATGCTCTAGTGTAGCTATATATTTAAATTTAGATAATATTGGATTTTCTAGGATATTGTTTATTGTTTCAGTATATGCCCTACCTACTTCCATGTCTGTAGTGAATATCTTAATAAACTGTTGGTTCATTGGCTGCATTATATTCATCCAATTCTGAACTACTTTAGGATGAATACCCTTAGAATAACAGGGGATAATTAAAATTGTGGATAAATCTTTGAAAGAGTTTTTCTTTTGCTTTTCATCCTGTGGCATCCTTTCATTCCATCCTTTGAAGTCCTCAATTATTATTTGTGGCTTTGCTTCACTCATAGGTGTTTCATTTTTTTAGTTAGTCAAATATAAGGCAAAATAACATTAAGTTAAATAACTTTAACATTTATTTTAAACACCATAATTTGCTCTTGTTGCAGTAAAATTATTTAAAACCTCTGTAGCAGTTAATGGTCTATTATATACTAATATTTGTCCTAATGTCATTGTTGCATATATAGGGCTTGTCCTAGAGCCAATATTATAGTAATCTGTAAATGCAAAATACCCAAAATAAGTTGGATTAGCCATTAATTATTAGTTTTCAAAGAATACATAAGGTTGCAAATTCGATTGAACAGACATTTGTGATGCTTGGAAGTTTGAAGGAAAAGCACCTGTACCTGCTGTATATCCAAATCCGAAAGGTTCATGTACTACAGAGTTAGCAGATGCTACTAAACTATTAGGTGCTAGATAGCCCATAGATGCATTAGTCATAGCGTTATTTGCTAGAAAAGATACTGTAGCATTGACGTTAGAACCTGCTGATGATGACGAACTAATCATACCAAAGAAATAGTTGCCCCCTGCTGCTAAACTTGTAGAAAATGGCATTTGCACTATCTTCTGTCCTGTTAAAGCAGAATAAGATGAGTTAGCTGTAGCAAATGTTGTACTATTTGTTCCTTGTGATAAAGTAATCCCAAATGTAGCACTTGAAGATGCTGATATTAACATAGCCATTGAACTAGAACCCATTAATGATGTACTTGCACCATTTTGAGAATACATACCATAAGATATTGTATACCCTTTATTCCATGTTGAAGAATAAGATGAGAACGATAAAGACGAAATCATTTCAACGACACTCATTGATACGTTTTCTTGTGGATATATACCTAACCATATTGGTGTAGTATTAGCTAAAGAAGTATAAGTTGAGTTAGCTAATTGATATGGTTGCCAATCATTAATAGTAGCGTAAGCCGCGCCTATAATTGCTATAGTAGAGCCATTGTTACTTAATGTAATATTTGCACCACCTGATAAGTATAATCCATTTGAATAGTTGCTTGAACTTTGACCACCTGCTGTATTACCATTAATATACCAAATATCATTATCTATAAAATTTAATGTATTTGATGTTTGGCTGATACTAAAACCACTCATCCCATTAAAGAAGAATGTTGCCTGACTTGTAGAAAATGAAGCCCCTAAAGTACCTGTAGTTCCTATTTGCATGAAATTATACCCATCTGCTGCCCCACCTGCGGCACTTGCTGTTATTGTAGAGCCATTTAACCCAAACGAAACGCCATTTGAGTTTGCGAAACTAATAGTACCTAAAGAGCCATTTGTTGTACCTGCTTGAATATATACAGGGCTAGGTGCTGCGGCAGGTATATTAATTGATATACCACTACTATTTGCTGTTAATGAACCACCTGTTATTGCAGTATTTAATCCTATAAAGTTTGAGCCTGCGTTAGAAACCATTGCAGTTGTAAGATACGCTCCCTGTGATTGATAGTTTGTTGCAACACTACCTACTATTGAACCATTTGATAAACTAAATGATACCCCTTGTGTATTACCAAATTGAATTGTACCGCTAGATGAACTTGTACCACTTGCAGAATAATACATTGGTTGTACTGTCTGTGTAGGGAAAGAAGCACTAGCAGTAACTTGTGAGCCATTAGTTAATCCAAAACTTACGTTATTTGAATTGCTAAATACAAACGCACTAATATTACTAGACGTTGTACCTGCTGATAAATTTATATTTGAAATCGTAGCCGCATTAGAAGCCATCGCAGTAGTCAAGTAGTTTGTTTGAACACTAGCAGTTATAACACTACCGTTTAACCCAAAACTAACACCACTACCATTACCAAAACTTAATGTTCCACTTGTTAATACTGTAGTACCTGCACTAATACCTGAAATACCTGTTTGTGCCCCACCTGCTGCTGCAACCGAAGCTGTCAAAACTGAACCATTCAATCCAAAGCTAACACCGTTTGCATTGCTCATAGTAAATGCACTTAGGTTATTAGAAGTAGTACCTGCTGAAATGTTTATATTAGAAATAGTTGCAGCATTTGAAGCCATTGCGGTTGTTAGGTAGTTGGGCAAGTTTATACTTATACCACTACTATTTGCTGTCATTGAGCCATTAGTAATTGCAGTATTTAACCCAATAAAATTAGAACCTGCATTACTTACCATTGCTGTTGTAAGTAAATTTGAAAGGTTAAGACTAATTCCACTTGAATTGGCTGTCATTAACCCATTAGTTATTGCCGTATTTAGCCCAATGAAATTACTACCTGCATTTGAAACCATCGCTGTTGTAAGGTAAGCCCCTTGACTTTGATAGTTTGTCGCTACTGTTGCGGTGATAGTCCCATTATTTAATCCAAATGAAACACCATTACTATTTGCATAGGTTAAGGCAGATAAGTTTCCGCTTGTAGTACCTGCACTAACATTTATATTAGAAATTGTAGCAGCGTTACTCTGCATTGCAGTTGTTAAATATGCCCCTTGCGACTGATAATTAGTTGCAACCGTTCCTGTAATTACAGAACCGTTTAACCCAAAAGTAATGCCGTTACTATTACCAAAAGAAAGTGTACCTGCTGTTAATATAGTTGTACCTGCTGAAATTCCACTTATCCCTGTTTGTGCGCCACCTGCCGCAGCAACACTACCTGTCATTACAGAACCATTCAACCCAAAAGAAACTCCATTGGCATTTGAGAATGTAATTGCGTTTAAGTTATTTGAAGTTGTACCTGCACTAAAGTTTACACTTCCACCACCACCACCTGCACCTGCACTTAAAGCTAAATTCAATCCGTTAGAATTTAACGTCATTGAACCTGATACATTCGTACCTGCAAAAGTTGTACCTATACCTGCAAAAACAGAACTAGCATTACTTAACATCGCTGTAGTAAGATAGTTAGGCAAATTAATACTTACCCCACTTGTATTTACAGTCATTGAACCACCTGTAATTGCACCGTTTGTACCTGCAAAATTTGAACTTGCGTTACTCAACATAGCAGTTGTCAAATAATTTGACATCGCACTTGTTTGTTGGAATAAGCTGCTTTGAGAAGTATTTATAAAGTTACTACCTGCGTTTGATTGCATGGCAGTTGTCAATAAATTAGATAAATTCAGAGATAATCCTGAACTATTATAAGTCATTGCACCATTGGTAATGGCACTATTTAAACCTGCAAAATTACTACCCGCATTGGAAGCCATTGCAGTAGTTAAGTAAGCCCCTTGTGATTGATAGTTAGTATTGACACTAGCTGTTACCGTACCTGCATTTGTTCCAAAAGTTACACCGTTTGCATTTGAGAAAACTACGGGGGTATTCCCTATTATTGTTGCATTTTGACCTAAACTATCTAAGGAAAGAGAAATATTATTACCTGCATACCAACCTACTGTCCCATTATTTGCTAAAAATGTATTACCGAATGTATTACCCCCTGCAAAACTTTGGGCTGCACCACCGCCACCACCTGCCGCACCTTTAATATTTACGCCATCTGTTATATTTGATACATAACCTGTTGAGCCTACATATAATCCCGTTGCAGGTGCAGTGCCCGAACCACCATCCCATCCTACAACTTGTAGCACTTGATTTGTCCCATTTGGTACTACTGCCAATCTAGGCGACCATCCAAGATAAACGTATGCTTGAAGCCTCATTTAGATTTGTTTTGCGGTTACCGTTTCAATTAAGTCGGAAACTCTATTTCTTACTATATGAAATTCCCAATTAGGTTTTTCTTCTTTTTGCTCTGTTTTAACAACTAATTTCTTTAATTCATCCAATGATTTAAGTATGGAATTAGCCATTACATCTATCGAAGATACTATTTTATCCTGATTTAATTCAATATTTATATCCTTTTCTTTATCTTCTTTAATATAATCTATGAATTTGGCTATCTTTTCTTTTTGGTCGTCAATAGCTGAAACTATATCTGAATTATCCTTTTCTTTCAATGCAGATACAACACCACTTAATGATTTAATTAGTTCATTATGTCTTTGTTCTAAGACTAATTCTTGTACTTCATCATCATTAAAATCTGTTAATCCCATATACACTCTATTAATTTTTTGAATATTTTTTCTTCCCCACTAGCTATCTTATATTCTTTTTTACCTTTTACACTTAATGACTTATAATCTTCTTCACTTAATTTTGAAGGTAATTCAGTATTATTAACTACTACATCCTTTATCTTATTTTTTACTTCTTTTGGTATTTCTAGCTTGGCATTTTCTTGCCCATTTTCTTTAGGGCTTGTTCCTGTGCTAGTTTCTTTAATAACTTCTGCTTCACTTGTGGGCTTAGATTCATTATTCTGTTTGCTGTTTTCTTGTTCATAATCATTTATTAATTGGTTAATGTATTCATCCGACTGCTCTAGTTCTTTATTATTTTCAAAATCTTCTGCATTAGCTTTCGCTAGTTTATCTTCTTCTGTTTTAATCGCATCGAAGTATTTTTCAATAGGCACTATATCCCTTTTACCACTTGTTACATCTTCTAATTCTATACCACCTTTTTCATGTGCTTGTTCTATGAAATCAAATACTGCCTTAGCTGCATAGTTAGGCTTCCCATCTTTAATTGATTGTAAAGCATCTGCACGTTGTTTAGCACTTAATCTTTTGCCATCAGTTCCTCTTATGTCAAACCATGTTATACCATGCTCATTATCTACTATAAAATCTATTGAATCATTTGTTTCTTTAGAATACTTTTTACGGTCAAAATCCTTAACTACTGTTTTGTTAGTTATAGGTTCACGTTTTTGTATTTCTGTTCCTTTATCATTAAATAACTTACCAAAATCATCTTTATACTCTAATCCTAATTCCTTAGCAGCTAATTTTACATCATTAACTTCTTTTGACCTTTTTGGGTCATTAGCCCTTAATTTCTGTAATTGTTGAACCCTATCTACTAAATCATTTATTTTAATTTGTTTATTAGGTTCTACTACTCCTTCTACTGTTTCTTTATTAGGTATTGTTTCTTTTGGTTGTTCGTTTAATTTATTAAAAAGTTTTGCTGCATCAGGAGATATTTTTTTTGATTTTTCAAAATTAACATCTGCTCCATTTTGCTTTATTTGTTTAATTAATTCAGTAGCTACGCCTTTTTTAGTAAATTCAGGGGCAACTGCTAAATGTTCTATACCGCCATCTGATTGTAATTTCACAACACCAACCTTATTCCCATTACCATCAATAGCACTAACCGTTTCTTTATCACCTACATATTTCAATGGTGATTCTGTATCTAATTCACCTCTTTGTTCTGCTCTATTATAAGATTTACCATGACCCATGCTATCTAAAACCCTAATTACATAAGCAGACTTACCTTCTCTTGATTTTGGGTTACTAGCAAAAGCATCCCCTTCTCCTTCATAATTCCAATTTGATTTTATTTCACCTTCACCTTTTGTTTCTTCTGTTGTTGGCTTAGTTTCATCAACTTTTTCAGTAATAGGCTTTTCAACTTCTGTGGGGTTGAGTATTTCAGGGGCTTGTTCTTGACTTTGTTCACTTGGTATAGTTTCGTTTTGTTTTGTTTCTTCTAATTGTGGTTCTTGACCTTGTTTTAAACCTGTTACATCATCTTTTTCTGTTGGTGCTTTACCTTCTTTAGCTGCATCATTTACTTGCTTATTAATACCGTCAATTTCTTTTTGAGTATCTTGTATTTCTAAGTCTATTTGGTCTTGTGCAAATTGTGGTTTACCCACTTTTCTTAATTCTAAATCTCTTATTCTTTGTTCTAATCCTTTTGCTTTTTCAAGTTTACCCGCAAATGAAGCTAAATGTTCTTCGGGCACAAAGTCTTTAATATCATCCTTAGCTTTACTAAAGTTACCTACACTTTCTTTTACTTTTTTAGCTACATCATCAGGCAATGTTTCTATATAAGCATCTTGCATTTCTTTTGGTGCTTCTGTAAATAGGTTTTTAGCTGCTGCTACTGTACCCTTAATTACCCCAAACGGATTTAATGCTGCATGAGTAATAGCCTTAAATGCTACATCCATCATAGCACCACTACCTAATCCTTTTAATCCATTCTCTAATCCTTGAACTACTGTTCTATCATATCCACCTGCCGCTTCTACTCCTGTTTTAGCTACTTCACTAGCACCCATGTAACCACCTACTTTAGCAGCACTTTTAGCACCATCAATTAATGATTGCTTAAATGTTTTTTCTGCTGCTTCTACCGAACCATTTTTTATTGTATTTGCTACTTCTCCTGTACCATGTGCTAATACGGCTGCTATTGCCGCATCTCCTAAAGCAGTATATTGAGCAGTTTGTTTTGCTTTTGCAAGTGCATCTTTGGGTGATAACTTATTTTGAATACCTTCTCTATATAGCTGATACCTTTGTTTGGCTAATGCTGTATTGTATGCTTCTCCAACCATTGCTGCATTACCTAAACTTGGTACTATTGCATTTAATGATTGTAAGGTTAATGGTTTGACTGCCCCACCCGCTAATTCAGATAAATACCCTCTAATATCATTCTTAGGCTTAGTTTCATCTTCTTGTTGTGCCTCTGCGTCTTTTTGCTTATATATGTTTAATAAATCGGAATCAGATGCACTATTTTCTTTAACTGCATCTACTGATTCTATTGCACTATTTTTTACAGTATTAAATAAGGTTTCACCATAACCTTGTGTCCTAAATAATTTAAGTTCGCCATCTTTTGATTTAGCTACTACAAAATCATCATTTTGAATTGCATTAGTTAAATTTTCTTCGGCATCCCTTCTTTGTGCAGTATTAGGCTTTAATCCTTTTTTATCAAGATAGTTATTTACTGCTATGTTTCTATCTTCTGCTCTTTTTGCTAGTTTTTCTTGTAAATCTGTATTTTGTACTTGCTCATTTGGAATACCATTGCCACCTTGAATTGTTGTAGGTAATGCCAATCCACTTTGGGTATTTTCAGCTACATTTTTAGGTAATGGTTGCTTTTTAATAGGTTGTGGCTTATAAGACATTTCGCTATCCTTAGCCTTTTGCGACATATTTAATGTAGCACTTGTTAAATCACTCCCAAAATCAGGTCTTTTAACTTCTTGTGGTTGTTGAGTAGACTGACCGTATGTTTTTAATCCTTGTGTTTTTTGTTGAGTTAAATCAGGATAATACTTATTATAGAAATCATCTTTTGATTTGGTATATAATCCTGTTTGATTAACTATTGAATATAGTTTATCTATGCTTTCGGGATTATTATACTTTTTTACAAACTCATCTTTTGTTTTAGTATAAAGACCCGTTTGATTAACTACATTATACAACTTATCTAAATCACCCGTTTTGGGTGTTTCTTGTTGAGGTACTTCTACTTGTGGTTGTTCTAAATTATCTTCCATTAGTCATTTAGTGAACCTTGAAGTTCTTTTATTGATTTAGTAGTAATTTTTGGTGGTTTAGTCTTAGGTATTCCCGCATTTTTACCACCTTTATTACTTAATATCGCACTTTCTAATTTAGTATCACTTCCTGTTAATTGTTGATATAAACCTGCTAATTGGTATGGAAAATTAGGGTCTTCGGGATTAAGTTTTTTTGTTTCTACCTTCTTTGAAAATCCGCCTTCTACTTTAGGATGATAATCAATTTCTATATTACCACTACTCATTACCCTTAAATTATCAAATTTAGCACCACTACCGTTACCTGCGTATAATCTTCTTCCTACATCTATTACTGAATTTGTATCACCACTATCTACTGCTTTTACAAAATCAGATACAAAATTTTGAGTATGATTTATATCTTTATTAGCTGCTACATTTATGTTTGTTCTTGGTGCTTTTGTTCCCCCTGTTGGGTGAAATTCACTTTGGTCTAACCCTTGAATTTGATTATATAAAACGTGTCTTTTAATATATTCTTTTTCGGTATTATTAAAACTATCGTATTGTGGGTAATCTTTTCTTACTGCTGATATTAATTCTAAGTTTGTTTTAGGGTCTTGTGAAAACCTATCATAAACATCTTTATCTATAATATTAAATGGCTTACCTGCGGTTAATGAATTGGGTAATTTATCCATTGGTAATTCAGAACCTTTTATTTGTAATTGTGGAGTTACATTATTTGGTAAATATCCACCAACTGCTTGTGTAGGTTCATAATTAGGTTTTTTCCAAAAAGGGATATTAGCTTCATATTTAACATGAGAATCGGGATTCCCAACTAATGCACTTGCTTTATCTAATCCTTTAGGATTAGTAATAGCATCAACTAAATTTTTATTCCCTTGTACATATCTACTTAAAAAATCAGGATTAGTTAATTGACTTTGATATTCTGATGGTTGTACTAAATGTGCAGGTATTAATTGACCTGTTTTTGGGTCAATAGTTCTATTATGTATGTCTTTTCTAAAATCTGTAAGTAATGCTTCTGTATTTAATTCAGGATTCATTTCTTTCATTTTCTTAGCAGCTTCATCTCCTAATTGAAATTCTCTTTTAATATTATCTAATGCGGGTACTGTATTATTTTTCCATTGTGAAATAGCTGTTTGCAAATCTACAGGGCTTGCACCCGCTTTAGCCATCCCAACAAATTGTGGCATTGCTTCTGCTAATTTTTTAGTTGCAATATCATTAGCAATAGTATCACCTGTTAAATGCTTAGATAAATCCGTTTGCTCTGCAATTATATCTGCATTTTTATATTGGTTTTGCAGCTTTTTATCTTGCTCTCTTTCATTAAACTGCCTTTGCCTTTCTGCTAAAGCATCACTACGTTCTAATTGGCGTTCTTTTAATTGAATACCTTGCTGTAACACTTGGCTTGGTGTTATTTGATTAGGCAAAGTGAAAGCCATGTCAGAATTATTATACCCCATTTTTACTTTATTTTAAATTATACTCCACCTATTGCAGACCCAATACCCGCACCTGCTAAATTTAATTTTTTATTCATTGAATTTAATTGCCCCATTTGTAAAGCCATTCCTGCTGTATCATTAATACCACCTGCAATATTATTCATTCCCGCACCTCTTAATGCTTGTTTTGCACCTGTATCTATTTGGTATTTCTCTAATTGAGATTGGTTAACTGCCCTATCGTCTTGTACTTTTTGTCCGTATGCTGCTTGTAGGTTATCTAAAAGTCCTCTTTGATTTTGCCCTTCTGCGGTAGCTAAATTATTAACCCCTGCCGCAGCCTGACCCGCACCTGCACCTGCTAATGCTAATAATTGAGAAGAATCAGTAGCCCCTCTACTTGCGTTTGCAAATTGGTTTTGTTGCGCCCTTAATAAGTTTTCTTCTGCTGAACCTGCACCTGCCATTCTACCTTGATAAGCATTTTGGGCTGCTGCTACGTTTTGTCCAACTGCACTAGACCCCTTATATACATCATATTGCGGGTTAATTTGGTCGGCTAGGCTATTTTGTTTAACTCCTTGATATATTTTAAATGCAGCACCTAGCCCTGCACCTATACCACCAATTGCCACAAAACTCATGTTATTTTATTTTAATGTTATTATATGATTCTATTAACTCATTAACGTGCTTTTCAATTATTCTATCTTCTATTGCTTCTAAATCTTGCCCATTATCAGGGTTTAAATGATAAGTAGTCCAAACACAATCTTCAATAATATATAAAACCCTTCTTGTACCTGCCTTTGTAATTCCTGTATATGGTGCTTCAAATTCTTGCCAATTATCGCCATCAATACAAACTGCTACTTTCCCTTTTGATATTGTAAATGGATGCTCTGTTAAGTGTATTTTACTTGTTATTAAAGCATCTTTTGGCATGAATATTTCTCTTATATACATACCATTTACAAATCTATGAACTAATGGACATTCTACGGGCTGTAAATTTTGAACAATAGATAATTCTAACTCATCTAATCTATCATCATTAACACGTTGAATCTTATCCATATTATATCAAATTTAACAAATTTTAACCATCTTTTAATATTTGTTTTTGCCCTGTTGATTCTGCAAAATTTGTGTCGGTCATTGTAAAATATGATAATCTAGTATATTGTTGAAATTCTATCATGAATAATGGTGTTTTACTTTTTATAATACTACCATAATACATTTTTTGAATCGTAGTTCCATTTACATTTGGGCTTAATCTATCTCTATACCAATTACTATATTGTATTCCTTCTTGATTTCTGTAATCTTTAGCGGTCATATCTGTTATTTGAATATAAGGATATTCGCTATATAAAACAGAATAATTAGGTATATCTATTCCTTCTACCGTTAAACCTGTTACATCTTTTACAGATGAAATTGGTGGGTTAGCGGTAAAACAATAACGCATTGGGTATTGTACCCCATAGAACGTGTTCCACGTGGAACTATTAGTATTATGTGTATAAATAGTCCCATTTTTAAACCCAAACATGGTATTTTGGAAATAGTCATAAAATTCACCCGTATACTCCATTATCTCTTTCCATCTATTTTCTAATATATCAAAACATACCGTTTGACCTAATTTTGTATAAGGATTAAATCTATTTATAATTGAACTAGCGTAAGACGGTGCTACCCCACCATAACTAGGAAGTACGGTAGCTGTTGATGGGTCAATTAAAGATGGTAATGTTATTTGAAATCTTTTTGTAAAAGGGTCAATAGATGTTGGTATATGATGAAACCCATTTAATGTATCTAGTGTTGCTGATGAAGTTGCTTGATAATCTTTTGCATATCTATGGAAAAATGAAGCCATTTTATAAGAAGAAATAGGGAATAGCCCATTTGAACTATATTGAACTATTGCTCCATTATTAAGGTCATACCAAAACACATAGCCTAAGTATTCAATGACTGTTTCAGGATGATTTGTACCAAACATCCCTTTTAATACATTCATTGTTCCTATAACTGATGTATCTTGTGCTAAGAACGCATTTTGAGAAGCCCCAATTACTTGAACTTCACCCAAATAACAACTTACAGTTTGGAATGAGTTAATAGATAACATAATTACCCCTTGTTCTTCTGTTTTAGAAGCTAGTTGCAATTTATTAATTTCACCTGTCCCTAGTGGTGTTGTTTTAAAATTTAGGGCTTCAAATGTGCTTAACCCATTGTTTTGTGTACCTGCGGTAAATACATTTGAGTACCTTATTTCATGTTTATTTCTTACTTGCCCTAATAGTGTTACATAATTTATAAAACCTGCATCTGTAATCCAATACTTATAAAAAGCATCATTAGGGGACATTGTTTCTGCATAGTATGAAACAGAATTATAACTTCTTGCTAAGATATAAGCATCACCATAAAGACTTCCCGATAATGTTGAATATACTCTGCTATTTGTACCCGCATTTATAATTGGATATAGATTACCAACTTCATAAAATGGCTCTATATCTGTTTTTATGTAAGGTGTATAAATTTCATATATATATTGTAATGTAGATACGTTACCTATATCAGTTGGTGAAACAAGTAAATAATTACTATCCGTACCTATAATTGGTAATTCATACCTAGAACCCGTTGAAGTAACTATTACACACATATCCCCCGCTGTATAAGTATACCCCAAATTAGCTTGTAATAATGAATCTAACCCAATAGCTATTGCTACTGATGCCGCTACAAATGTTGTACTTGTATATTCATATACACCTGATGTTGCATTTTTATCAGCATAATAAGTATGTGAGCCATTTACACTATCCATAAAGAATCTAGTTTTTAGATTCAACGTCCTATCTATTGAATAATAATATGCCCAACTAGGTATCTCCGTAAGTGCATTTATATTGCTTAAAGTCCAATTTATACTTAATGCTGCGGTACTATTTGCGTATGTTTTTAATGGTGTTGAGATAATTAATCCGCTATTTGTAACAACTCCACATTTTCTTCTTGCTTTATCATAAAAAGTAGTTCCCAATTGGTAAGAAGATTCATTTTTAAAGAAACTACCAATTGTTCCTGACCCACCACTTGTTACAATATGAGCATCTATATAACTTACTTTACTACTACCTGTACTTGTTGTTAATGTAATACTTACAGGTGAAGAAACATAAGCAGCCGTTAAATGATATGCAGATATTGTAGAATTTGCAGCTATTAATGCTTCTATTGCGGAAACCTCTGTTGTTAAAGTAGTCGATGCTGCTGTATATGTAATAATAATTGAATTACTTGAAGGTGTTTTTGTAGTATCGTAAAAATATATTTTAAGAGTAACTAAATCTCCAATAGCGGGTGTTCCTGTAAATAACATTTTATAACTACCTGTAACACTTGGTGGGTAGCCTGATTGTGCATCTACTCCTGTAACCGCAAATGCAGATGCACTTATAGTTGCAATATTTGTAACACCTGCCAAAGATGTAGATGTTGGCGAAGCGTAACCCGATAAATTATTACCTAAAAATATTCTACTTACTGCTGTTTCAAGTGTTTTTGAAAGCAATGGAACTGAATCGTAAGGCTTTACTGATGTTGCTGCATCAATAGTTTCACCAACTACATCCCCATAATAATTAAATGAAAGTTGTATACTTCCATTATTATGATTTGTAAAAGGTGTTGAGTCTACTAATTTGTCGTATGTTTTAACTACATTATAAGAATTATTTATTTGGTTTTTAGCTATTAATCTAATAATTCTTGCAGTTTGTGGGATTTGTTCTGATAAACTTAATGTGCAATTAATATAATTTGATATTTGTATACCCCCAAAATATTTTAAATTCATTTTAGAAGCTGTACTAAATTCTGCTAATACTGATATTTCTCCATCAAAATAAATATATTGCCACGCAAATTGCCAAGACTGATTTGCTACAAAGTTATTTACATAGGTGCTATCATAAGCCTTAGTGATAGTTGGTGGATAAGCAGGTGGTCGCCTAATTACTGTTATTTCGTATGAATCAGTAAGAGTTTGGTATGCTACTTGTGTTGTATTGTAAGATGGTTGGTTTAGTTTAATGCCACTTTCAATATTAATCTTTTTTGGCTCGTTTAAATTATCTGTCCAATATAAAAGTCCATTTACTACTCTACAATTTCTATCTATTCTATAATTTTTATCAAATCCTAACCCGCCTTGTATTTGACTATCATATAATACTGCATACACTTGGTTATCATCAAATGAATAACAGTATATTCCATGGTCTGAAAAAGTATTATAAACAAACCAAATTAATCTTCTACCTTCAATATCCATACATCCACCAATGGTTTGATTGACCCCATAGGGCGGATATTTTGCATTAGCTAAAGCAGTAGTCCCCATAACATTTTCAATCCTCATTGATTTACCTTGCTCTGATAAACCAATTCTTCCATTGAGCAAATTCAAATAGTCACCTTCGCCTAATAACTCTAAGTTATCATCGTTATTTAAACCTTGAATCTTAAACTCTTTTTGGTTTACCATGTTAGTTCTTTGGTGCTGCTATGCTATTACGTTGTATAATTCTCTTTAACACTTCTAAAGTAAGGTCTGATTTTCTTGCCCTTAAAATACCTCTTTGTTGTGTGTATTCTCCTTTAGCTATCATTCTATCGTTAGCTGAATAAGTTCGGTTGTTTTCCTTGTGCATCCAATTACAGTATGCTTGTATTGTCATTTCAGCATAAGGGTCAAGTGTTGTTGCACTTCCACTATCAGAACCATCGCTAACGTATTGTAGGTAAAGGTAGTCTAACCCATCCATTGCTTCATTTAGCTGAATTTGGTTTCTTTCTTTAACTAATATAAATGTATCTGAATATCTTCCTTTTGCACCAAATGACCTACCTAACCCTTCACCAAATGAATTAAATCTAACTGTGTACCAATTCGTAAATGATAATGCACCGTAATAAAGATTATTTGAATCAGCTATTGCGGTAGTATTACTATATTGAATTGGGTTAAAATTACTATCTAAATTTGTTAAAACATTTAATTTTCTATCCTCTACAAGTGGTCTAACCCCTTGATTTGTCATTATACCTACTGTTACATAGTCTAAAAAATCATTGGGTAAATCTACTGCGTCATAGCTATTTACGGGTAATAATTTAGTATTGAACACTTTTAAATCATCTTGGGTAAGTTCTTTCAAACATTCTCTTGCATATATCAAAAACTGAACATAATAATGCAATGGATAGCCTTTCTTTAATAAAGCAGTCCTAACAATTTTATCTAGGGAAGTTGTTACTGCCATTATGATTGTTTATTAAGTATTGGGTAATTATTATCAACTGCCGCTTCGGGTGTTATTGGAGAGAACATTTTGTATAAATCATCTACTAATTGTGCTTCCATATCTTTAGGTAATGGTAATGTATCTGTTTCTCCATAAAGTGAAATATCAAATACCATTAAATCCATATTAACCGTATTTTTACCAAAAGCTGTTATATCTGCTGAAAATTTAACTTGCTTATTACCAACTTCATATACTACTTGTCCTAGTAATGTGTCCATTATAAAGTCATTCCCTAACATTGCTATTTGACCTCTTTGAACGGGAATAAAACTATACCCTTTACCATCATTTATATCAAATACCCCTAAATTTCTAGGTAATGATATTGGCATAATTGGCAATGTAGCAGTAGCGCAAGTACTCCCTGAAACTACAGGTATATTTGTATAAGTAGCAATACTAGCACCTTCGGGTATTGTTTCACCACTTGATAATGTTTCTTGAAAGTGTTTTAGCTTAAATTTAGAGTTTATCCATTGCTCAATAGCTGCAAATATATCTTCTTTTTGTACAGGTTCAGATACATCAGGAAATCCACCCGTTAATCTAATTAATATTTGGTCTGCAAGAAATCTCTTTGTCATTGTTAATTAGATTGTTGTGATTGACTTTGGGCAAATTGTTCAATTCCTTCTTCATCCATATTTACACCAATTAATTTCAATGCTCTTGAAAGTATATTATTGCAATAAATATCTGAAAATTCTAATTGCACACTATTTGTTGGGTCATAAGTTACTGTTCTTCCATCAGAACCACCATAAGTAGCTGCTAAAACAGGGGCATTAGGTAATCTCATGTAAGTATAAAACCCTGTTTGTTGTACTTGTGGGTATAAGTAAAATCCATTAGCAGTATCTACGGCTATGGGCGAAGAAGTAGAAACAGCCCTTAATTGAGCTGTTAAAGCATCGGGTAATTCATCTTGTGAAATAAATCTAACCTTATTAACTGTTGAACCTGTTACAGTAAATACACCACCTAATAAATGAAGATAATTTGAATTATAAGTAACTGTTCCATCTGATGCAGATGTAAATTGTGTCCTTACTTTAAATGGCAAAAGGGCATCGTGTATAGTTTGATTAACTCCATAAGCAGAAAAATATAGCTGATATGCTTCTAATTGCCCATAATTAAGACATTGAGTAAATTCATCTACGGAAACGAAGCTGCCCCTTTCTTTACGCACTATGTAATCACATAAATTATAAAGGTCGTTTATATTTCTCAAAACTTAAATTTTGCTCTAAATTACAATTTTTTTAACAATTCTCGATAAATTTCTCCAAAACTAAATCCTTTCCTTATTTTATAGCTAATATATTCAGGTTTTACGTTTAAAAACCTTCCCCAATCAGATAGTATCATACGTTTACCATCATATTCTAGCCATCGGTTATTGGTTCGGTTACCTTGTTGTTGTAGTTGTGTTGCCCATCTGCAATTACTTAGTTCGTAATTTCCATTTGGGTTAATCCTGTCTAATGTATGTTTTGGGGTTGGGGCTTTACCCATATCTTCTAAGAAATTTTCAAAACTATTTACCCATCTTTCACATACAGTAATTCCTTTCTCTTTGTAGTTTTTATACTTTGTAGCCTTACTATTACTACATCTATACTTCATCCCACACCATGACTTATATTCTGTTGTATCTTTTGCATTTTTTGTATTCCCATGAGTAGTAGATACTTCCGATACTCTTTCTTTTTGATAACAACCGCATGAATTAGTCATTCCATTTTTAAGGCTTGAAGCTACAATTGATTTACATTTACCGCAATCGCATATACAATTCCAAGCAGTCTTACTTTTAGAAAAATTTCTGCTTACTACAACTAGCCTACCAAATCTTTGACCAATTAGGTTTTCAAATTTATTATTATTTTCGCCAACCCTTGAACAACCGCAAGATGTAGTATGTTCAGATAGAAAATTACACCTATCAATAGTTAATTTATTACCGCAATCACATACACAATTAACTCTTATTTTTTTATTTTCTTTACTACTTGGTATTTCAGATATTGCTAATAGTCTACCTGATTTTGTACCGATAATGTTTTTATATTCTTTTTTCATAAATAAAAAAGCCCCAATAGGTCGCATCTATTAAGGCTTTTTAAATTGTGAAACTTTATATGTTCACTTATCGGATGCGACTTCGCTAAGTAAACGCTATTCAAAGATAGTAAATTATTCCCAAATCCCAAATACTTGTTCTTGTTCTAGAATTGTATAAGGGACATTGTCAAAATCATATTTTTGGACAAACGCACTATTAAATCCTACTGTTTGTCCCTTTTTAAGTCCTAGCTTACTCCCACCGCTTAAAAGTATAGCCCTGTCTGCGACTGTTGTTTCAATAAATGCTTCGGGTATTACTATGTTATATTTTAGTAATTCTTGGCTTGAAATTGTTTGTTTTAATGGTTCTAAAAGAAGATATTTACCTATTGCTATTGGTTTACCATTTACTTCTTTTGCAAATATAAATTCGGGGTCGCATTTCCAATATTGTTCACCATCTAATTCTATTAGGTTTTCAAATTTATATTTTTGTACACTTCCAAATTTGAATTGGGATAGCCACCTTTCCATTTCACTTTCAGTACCGCTTATCCCATGTTGAAATGTACCGTATTTATCTATGTAAGTGCATACCCATTGTTTATCTATTAATGATGGTACAGCTATAACTTGAATGTAATTACCATGACCATCATAAAATTTCTTTAGATAGTTTTGGTTTATTTCGGGATTAAAAAAGTCTGCATCTGAATCAAAACTTCTATCTGCACATACGAAATAGCTGAAATATACTGTATCTCCAACCTTTAATGATTTGTTATAAGGGTGGTCTATTGGTAGTGAAACTATCTTTCCTTTTACTGAAACATTCCATTCGTGTCGGTGTTCTTGACCTGCAAGAATCAACTTAAACCCATTATTTGTTTCAATATATGTTTGTAAAGGTTCACCAATAGATAACAATACGCTATTTACAGATTGCATGAAATATTAAATTAGATTAGATAATAGCGTCTACTGCATTAACATCCATTAGTAACATATCTATTCCGTCTTGGTTTAATGGATTACCTACATTAAATGGGAATAATATTTTATCACCTACCGATACTTTTGATACTTCATCGCTTTTATAACGAACAATGCCTTTTTTATAGATTTTCGCTACTGTATCTGGTATGATTATTGAGCCCTCTTTTTGTTCTGCTTCTTTAATTTCTTCCACCAAAATTCTTTGACCTAAAGGATGAAAATTTGCCATTTTTTAGTTTTTGTTTTACAAATATAATATAATCCTACATATTCTCCAAAGAAGTTACAAGGAACTCAATATCACCTAAGTGTATTGCAACATTATTTAAACCTGCATAAATATACACATAGTTACCCCCATTGTAAACTATCTTAACTGTTTTTTCTTCGTTTTCGTGAACGATTATTGGTAATTTTTCGTTTCCCATTGTTATTTGATTTGATTCAAATATAAGATAGTAAGTGTTAATGGTTTGTTATAGTAGTTCTATTTCTGTTTTTACTTGATTCCAATAATCAATATCCTTAGTTGGCATTGGGTATTCGGTATAATGGATTGATTCAAGTATTTCATCTACTGCTATTAAAGCACATTTTTTAGCTATTTCGTCTATTTTTATTAATAAATAATTACAATTATCATAACTGTAAATATTATTAGCAATCCAAAATAATTTAACTAATTGTTCTGCTTTTTCTCTATAAGACATAATTTTTATTTTTCTTTATAAAGTCTAACCGCGTATTCTTTTCCGTTAATTCCTGTAATACGCTTTGTTTTTGGTGAAGGTATTCTATTCCTAAATACCGTATCTATTTTCACATTTAGATATGCAGCCGCTTGTTCTGCATTATCTACTATAACTGCCTTTTTTTTTCTTTCTTCTAAATCTAAAATTGAACAGTCTAGTATTATATGCTTTTGATTACTTTCTTCAAAGTAGTCTGTGAAAGCGTGTTTACCTATTCTTTCTGCCATAGATTTTACTTTTTATTGGTTATTTTACCTTTTGGTTTGTTCCAGCCATTTTCAAGTAAATATTTTGACATTTCAAAAATTCCTTGCTGATTTTCATTTGTTCTTTTTAATGAGTAATCTGTCCAAGTAACATCAACACCCCATCTGCTTTTACCTTTTCTATGTTCTCTATGTAGAGTTACATTGAATGGTTTTTCTATTTGTCTAATACATTCTCTTGAACAATTTGAAAAGCCTACCTCTTTAAAGCAGTTTTTAATATTAACTACTTCACCTGATAGGAATAGTTTGATTAATGCCGTTTTGCCGTTCATTTTAGTTTCTTTTTAGTTTACACAAAGGTAAATAGCTTTTATACTATTTACCAATTAAAATTAACTTAAAAAGGTGGTTCGTCATTATTTTCATCAACTTGTACTTGTGGTTTTGTACCGCCTAGTAACTGAATATGACTAACTCTTAAAGATTGTTGTGGTACTTGAACTCCTTCTTTATTTTTATAGATTTTAGCTTCGCATTTACCTTCTACATATACCATTGTTCCTTTCTTTAAATAAGGTGCAATAGCAGTAGACTTACACCAATAGGATGCAGAAAACCAATTACTTACTTCTTTCTGTACTCCCTGTTGGTCTTTCCATTTTTCAGTTACACAAAGATTAAAATTAATAACATTAAGACCTGATACTACTGAACAAGTTGCACCTGCTCCTAGATTTCCAATTAACATTGTTTTGTTTAATGACATAGTTTATTTTTTATTGTATTTAGAGTTAAAATATTCTTCTGATGGATTTTCTACTTGTCCAAAGAAATCATCATTATTAGTCCCATCATTATAAGCGGTTTCTATTACTTGTTTTTCATACGGTAATAATTCTTCAATCTTATCCCATATCTTACTAACAATAGGTTCTCCTACTATCATACCACTTAAACTCTCATCCATCATAAACTCCTTTAACTTTTGCAATGGTGTTTGTTGTTTCATAGTTACTTGTTTTCTAGGTTATTAATTTCACGTTGTAGGTAATAAAGTGCTTTTTGTAAATCTTCTAATTCTTCTCCTTTAAAAGCGGCACGACATACATACTTGATAATATTACCTCTTGAAAAGTTTAATTCAAATACCTCAATCAAATCAATAGGTTGAATTGATTCGTCATAGTGTGTGGGTGTTTTTGTTTGTGTTTTACGCTTTGTCATTGGTTTTTGTTTTTATGTTTTTAATTTCTCTACATTTTAAAATATAATCACTAGCTTCATCATAGTTACTAAATATCCCTATTATTTGATACCCATTCCATTCATCTGAAAGTATAAAATCTTCTATATTACTTCTAAGATATTCAACAAGTGCTTCTATATGATAGCATTTTTGTTCATGTGAATAAAGAACTACTTCATATTTACTTGTTATTTCAATAGGTAAAATTCTAAAAAGGGGCATTTGTTTCATATTCTGTTTTTATTGGTTCTATAAATTTATTTATATCTACTGTTGGGGTAAAGTTTGCAGGATGGTATTGTCTAGTATCTGTATTAAATGTAAATTCTACCATACCTAACTTTCCCAACCATGAATAACGTATTTTTTGAACATATACTTGTACTAATCCTGTTTCAAAATCCCTATATACTGCAATACCATTATCAGTTTTATTAAAAAAGTGTGCTGAACCTGAAATTGAATACATTGTAGGTATTTCATATTTGCCATTAATTTCCTTTCTTAATTTAGTTGGATGTGCTACAAGGAATAGGTGTGCATTATTTATTAAGCAGAAATTTTTAATTTTTGTTAAACACTCGCTAATATATTGGGTTTCAGTCATCCCACTTGGAATAGCTGCTTCTATATAATTCCATGGGTCTATTATAAATCCCTTACACCCCTTCTGTCTTACTAATTCCGTAAACTTATCTAAAATTCCATCTAATGTTATGTCTACTTTCCTAATATTTACAAATGTAAAATGGTCGTTTACAGTTAATAATGCTTTCTCAAACTGCATTTGTGATAACCTATGTTCTTTATTATATCTAAATGCAAAAGAACCACCACCTATTTTTTCCATTATTTTAGTAGCGTGTAATGCAGCAGGTTGGTTTTCAAAAGAACATATACCAAACTTCCACTTGCTAGTTTTAGCTAATGCAGAACATATATAATCTAAAAATTCTGACTTACCTGAACTTGGAATACCTGTAATTGTAGTAAATTGTCCACCCATTACAGTAAAATGTTCATCTAAATTTTCAATACCTGTCCTAACTCCTTGTGGATAACCATGTTCATAATATTGATAAATATCGTCAATTAGGTCATCTGCAACTGTTAAAATACCCTCTATTGGGAATCCTGAAATATTTTCACAAACACTTTTTAAAACATCACTTCCATATTTTATTAATATTTCATTTGCATCCTTACAATTTTCAGGATAATCTACTTTTCTACACCTTTCTACACCTAATCTTCTTGATAATTCTTCTCTAAGCGAATACCCCGCTTCATCCCCATCGGTAAATAAAACAATTTCTTCCATTAATTCAAAATCCTTCCAACAATTATCAAGATATTCTAGCTTTTGATTACCCTTTGAAGCACCATTAGGTACTGAAACTACATTGTAAATACCCGCTTCATATAAACTTAAGGCATCAATTTCTCCTTCAACTATATAACATTTCTTTTCATCCTTTAAAGAATCTAAGTTATAAAAAATCAATTCTGCGTTCTTTACTAATTTAAACCCCTTTCCTTTGGCTCTAAATTTTGTGTTGACCAATTTACCTTCCCGATAGTAGTTAAAGCAAATTACAGGCACTTCTGCGTTAGCAATAGGCATCCATTCGATTCCATCAGTTACTTTAAAGCGTAAAAGTGTATTATTTGATATTTTTCTGATATTTTCAAACCAATCTATTGTAGTCTTTTCTAACTTTTCTAATCTTGGTTGTGGCGTGAAGTATTCTTTCTTTGGTATTTTATTAAAAACTTTCCCATGCCAATCACAATGATGGCATTTATAAACTCCTTCATCAATATTTACCGATAGGCATAAATCTTGTTTATTCTTTCGTTCTTGGCTACATTTTGGGCATTGGGTCTTTAAAGTACCGTAGCGTTTATTTTTTAAGTTAATTTCTAGTTTTTCTAAAAGTTCGTAGTTCTGCATTAGAAGTATGGTTGATTTGCTTTTTGAATAGGTTGTTTAGTATTCGCCACTAAATACGGTATTGTGTTATTAATCTTACTTTTCCAATTTTTTATTTTTTTATCGTTTCCATCTTTCCAACCATTAATAACCCATGAATCATATTTTAATTCAGCCGAAATAGAATATTCAGAAAAAGATTTACCTAGTTTATCATAAACGGATTTAATATAACACAAAAAATCATCTTTAGAAGGTATATCTATATATTCTTTATTCTTATTATCTTCTTTATTCTTCTTAGATGTGGTTATCTGTTGGTTATCTGTTGGTTGATTGTTGGTTATCTGTTGGTTATCTTGTTGGTTGTTTTGTTGGTTATCTTTATTTGAATTTGATTGGTAACTATCATATTTACAGATAGTTACAATACTAAATCTGTTGGTTGTTTTGATGGATATTTCGTTGGTTGATTTTAGCTTATTTAAGCAAGTGCGAATTTGCATTTCGCTCAAACCCAATGCAGAAGCGAGTTTCAGCCTACCAATAATTAACTCACCTCTCTTAACTAAAACACCTTGAAATCTACTTTCTGAATAATTTGCATTAAGTAACAAATGTAAGAATACATGAACCATATTTGAATCACTATACCATTCCCAATTAAGTATTCGCCTATCTATTTTAATATGCCCCTGACTTGCCATTTAGTTAAATTAACTAATTACTAAAACTTGTACCTAATGTGTTATTTATCTTGCTTAAATTTTCATCTGAAAACTTAAATGTTCTTTGCCTTAGAACCGAATAAACTGTTGAATAGTTAATATCAGCTTTAGTAGATAACCAAGATAATGGTCGTTCAATCACTTTAAGGTGGTCAAGTATCTCATCCCTTACGTCTTTCTTTTTCATTTATCATTTTTTAGTGATAGACAAAGTAAAATATAATATTTCATTCTACCAAAACTTTTATTATAAAAAATAATTAGGTATTTTAAAATAAAAGTATTTATCTTTGTCCTATGGATGAGAAAAGAGAACTTATTTATGAGTTATGTAAGTTACTTGGATTTATGATTGTAGAAAAAGATGGAGAAGTAAAAACTTTTAAATGGGATTATATTAATAATAAACTAATAAGAATATGTTAAAGACAATCGAAAAAAACAAGCTAGTAGAAACTAATGAATTAGGATTTGAAATTCTAGTAAGCTATTTAGAAACTTGGGAGATTAAAGCTGATTATATTGAACATTTTCATGGTGAGCATAGATTTTCAGAACACACATTAGTGAATATACAATTAGAATCAGTAGAAGTAATGGTAAAAGGAATTGGTATTGATATTTTTAAATCACTCAATGATAAGCAAAGAGAAGCTATTACTTGGGAACTAGAAAATTGCTAGTATGAATGTATTAAGTTTATTCGATGGAATGTCATGTGGTCAGATTGCATTAAATAGGATTGGGATTAATATTGATAATTATTTTGCTAGTGAAATTGAAGTCCCTTCTATCAATGTAACAATAAATAATTACCCAAATACAATACAATTAGGAGATGTATGTAAAGTAGATGGGTATAAATTACCTAAAATTGATTTACTAATAGGTGGAAGCCCTTGTCAGGATATTAGTAACTTAAATAAATTTAAGTTAGGATTAGATGGAGAAAAAAGTGGTTTATTTTACGAATGGTATAGATTATTACAAGAAACAAAACCTAAATATTTTTTACTTGAAAATGTAAATGGCAATAAAAAAGCTATTCAAGATATTTCATTATTATTGGGCGTTAAGCCAATTAGATTAAATAGTAATATTGTTTCAGCACAAAATAGAAATAGACTATATTGGACTAATATCCCAGTTATAGATATTCCAAAGAAAAAACATTTACAGTTAACAGATATATTACAAAAAAATGTAGACGAAAAATATTTTATAAAAGAAGGAAGATTAAAATGGCTTACTACACAAGGTGGGTGGCGAAGCGTTGAAAAAAAATTTACACAAATAGACCCAATAAGAGCAATGTGCTTAACTAAACGAGGTGAAGGGTCTTGGAATTGTAATTATGTTACTGAAAATGATAGAATTAGAAAAATGACACCTATTGAATGGGAAAGATTACAAACGGTTCCAGATAATTATACATCATGTGTAAAAGATAGATATAGATATGAAATGTTGGGGAATGGATGGACAGTTGATATTATTGCACATATTTTTAAATATATGAAATTAGATTAATTATGAGATTATGTAGTAATTGCCACAATCAACCTGTTTTTGGAACTGATAAGCTAACGAAATTAGGTTACTGTAAAGGATGCCAATATAAAAGAACTGATTTAGATAGACGTTCAATAACTGTAAAAGGATTGGAGAAAGCTAAAATGAAAGCAGGATTTTTTGATTTAAGTAAAGCAGATGATATAGTAACGAGTGGCGTTAGTATTATGGATGAATCAGAAATAGAAGCCATTAGAAAAGAAGAAATGTCTACTTTTTGGAAGAAGGCTGAAAGTATTATTTCTAAAAACCCTTATTGTTTTGAATGTGGAGATTATATTTCAAAAGAAGATTATCGTTCTGCTACTGCACATATTTTTCCAAAGTCATTATTCCCTAGCATTGCATCAAACGAATATAATTATTTAGTGCTAGGCTCACGTTGTGGTTGTCATAATCTTAGTCATAGATTAGATACGTTTAGTCAAATGAAAGTATTTCCAACGGCGGTAAATAGGTTTTTAAAGTTTGGTCATTTAATAACTGAAAAACATAAATACTTAACACTATTCAAGGAATACGCTAATAAAATGAACGAATAATTTTGTATCTTTATCTAAATAATTACCCATGAAAAGACTTAAACGATTCTATTGGCGTATTAGACATTGTTGGAGTATGTTTACATCAAATTATTATACTTTAGTTACAGATGATGGACATGGAGATGTTTTAATACTAGGTAATTGTTGCACAACTTGTAATGCAGATAGATTAGATTTTGCATTATCTGTTTTAGAAGATATGGAAGATGAAGATGACCAAGCTGATGCAGTAGATTTAGCTAATAAAATTATAGCAAATAAAAATTAATGCCCCCTAAGTATCTAATTATTAAAATTGGGTAAAATGTAAACTTGGGTGGTTTTTTAAACTAAAAAATGAAATATATGGGTTGCAAAACTTCAAGATTAAGGAAACTACACGAATTAAAAGATGCTGAATTACATTTAAGAAAGTGTTTTGAGTATAGTCAACGCGGAATAGAAGAAATAAAAATTTCTGAATTTAGTGATTTATTGAATAGGGTACTTATAGTAAAGGATATTCTTGTTAATAAATTTGAAGAATTATATCCCGAAGTTGTTTCTAAGAGAATATTTTCTATTTCTAAATTTGATGAAATACAAGCACTATTTGAAACACATTTCCCTACTTATAAAAAAAGAAGCAGAACATATCCAAATGTAGTATATAAACATTGCTTTTTTTATATAGCTAAAAAGCACACATTGATGCCATATAAAGCTATTGGTGAATCAATAGGAACATACGACCATAGTACCGTACTTAGTGCAAAGAACGTAGTTATGAGAGAAATTGAAACAGGTAATCAAAACTATATAGAAGTAATTAAATTTATTGAAGCAAGGTTAAATAATGAAGAAATATTACAAATAGCATCGTAATGAATATATTAACTACTATATTAGGAATATTATTTGTACTATTGGTATTGTGTTTTATGGCATTTACTATGTGGTTATATGTTAACTTTCCTTATTTATTGACAGGTATAATATTAGGATGGTTAGGTATTTATATTTTATATTTAAGTCTTAAAAAAGATAAACAATGATTTACTTTTATTATTTTTTTGGATTTTATAGTATAGGATGCCTTGTATCTTTAATAATTATAAGTTATGATAATTGGGTATTAAATAATATACCAATAGGAGATATTCAATATGACTATAAATGGTCTTTAGAGTCTTGGTATTATGTATTCCGTTGGGTAAAATATACTTTCTTTGATTGATTATAATTTCGTATTTTTGGTAAACGAAATGCGGTAATTAACAATACGCTATTCTTTGGCTCAAACCCTGTAAGGTTGGGCTTTCTTATTTGTAAAAAAAAAACACCGCTTTTTTAAGGCGATGTGGAATCAGAACTAACAGGTCTGAAAGCCTACAGATACTATCTATAGGGATGAATACAAATATACTAATCTTCTGCCATACTTTTTAATAATCCATTAACTTCTTCTTCACTATAAGGTAAACAATCCTTACATACTAAATGTGCATTAACGCATAATATCAATGCGTAATCATTCATTTTAGCTATTTTAAACTCACTATATGTATTAGGACTTAACTTATTTAATAGTATTTCTAGTTCCTGTCTTTTCATGTAAGTGGTGGTGTTTATCCCATTTTATTATTTGTCTAACTACAATTACCATGACAAATGATACTATAATAGTTAAAAAATAAAATGGATGGTTAATTATTAAGTTCATATTAAACTGTTTTAGGTGGGTTAAAATTCTAGCATACTTTGCTGACCTTTAATCCATGCTTGTTCTATTGCCTTATCCATTTCTTCTTGTGTATATGTCTTAGTTCTTTTTAGGTAGTCATTGACTGCTATTACATACCAAGAATGTTCGTCATTGGGTGGTAATACTCCTTTCTCTTTATGGTATTCGTTTGCTGCTTCTAGTGGTGTCATAACTCTTTTGTTTTTTATTTGGTTAAGTTTTGGTTATACCATTTAATAAATTCAACTACTGATTCATAAACTTTATCAATACCTTCTGCATCACCAAGCCTATCATACATGATATTAAAAATTATAATACTTTTTT